GTCGGGAAGCGGGTGGAAGGAGTGTGTGATGGGTATGATAGCGTCATATCTTGATACTCTATAATTACCGCCGGGGGATGCAGAGCATATTGAAGCACATTAAAGATAGGGTCGTAGCGGTTCATTGAACTTGAGTACATACCAAGGTAGTTAGTGTGTTTCAATATGATTTGGGGGTGTAGCTCATTTGGGAGAGCGGCTGCTTTGCAAGCAGTAGGTAGTCAGTTCGATCCTGACCATCTCCACCAAGATTATCGCGGGGTACGTCAGTGGTCAGACTGTTAGGCTCATAACCTAGAAGACGGAGGTTCGAATCCTTCCCCCGCAACCAATACCTAAGCGGGTATGATGTAAAGGTAACCTGAAACCTTGCCAAGGTTTATTTCCGAGTTCGATTCTCGGTACCCGCTCCAAACACGGCCTCGCCCTCTAGTAATATAGTTCTACGGTGGGGTTTTTCTTTTGGCGTTTAATTACTTGACAAAGTGGTAAAATGATATTATAATTAAATATGATAGAAACAGCCGCTTACTGTATAATTGGATTCCTACTATTTGTTATAGTAGGAGGACTAATTGCCACACTATGTATTAAACGACGGGGGACTTGGTAATGGAAATTTCAAGAGCAGAACAAAGTATTATAAAATACAACTTAGAACAATATCGTGTAGATCAGACTCGTTTAGAAAAACAACGAACTGATGACTACGCTAAAAAGATTGAAGAACGCAGACTTGAGCAGATAATTGCAGAACGAGTATCAAGAAATCTTCGTTTAGATTTAGACAAAGGTCGAAACATCGACATAGAATGTTAGGAATATAGTATGCCAAAATGTTATCAATTAGTCGGGGTGCCGTGTTCTGGTAAGAGCACATGGGTAGACAATCAAGATTGGGCTCTACCTTGTGCAAAAATTAGTACAGACAAGTGGGTGGAAATTTACGCCAAAGAGGTAGGTAAAACTTACTCAGAGGTGTTTGTAGATTTTATGCCCACTGCTGTAGACTTAATGGCCAAAGAAGTTATTGCGGCCCGTGAATTAAAACGCGATATCATTTGGGATCAAACCAGTACAACTATTGCGAGCCGTAAGAAAAAGTTTCGTATGTTACCCGACTATGAACACATTGCTGTGGTATTTGAAACTCCTGAGCATAAAGAACTTGTTCGCCGAATGTTTAGCCGCCCAGGTAAGGATATCCCGGACCATGTTATTGCTAGTATGATTGCAGGGTTTGAAATGCCCACTGAAGAAGAAGGTTTTACAGAAATTTGGTATACCTATTGACAAACTGGTAAAATTGTGCTATAATTACTTTATGTACAAAGTAATAAGCAAAAATAATCTAACACTTAATATATGTCCAACTTTGGAAGAAGCAATGGCTTTCTCCAAAACTGTGGGCATGTTTGTAATAATTAAAGGCCCTGACTTTGAAGTCTGCGGTATTTTTGGTGTAGACACTGTCAGGGATGGAATATGTCCAGACGGCATTGCCTACGATTGGAACAAAACATCTCGCATAGGGCGAGTTAAAAAAGAAAGGATCAAAGATGACAGCAACATTTTTAGTCAGTGACACACACTTTGGTCACACAGGCGTATGTCGCTTCACCCGCAATGACGGGGTAACAAAGTTACGTCCTTGGGATAGTCCAGAAGAAATGGACGAAGCTATGATCAAGGCTTGGAACGAAAGAGTCAAGCCCACAGACAAGGTCTACCATTTGGGCGATGTTGTTATTAACCGTAAAGCATTACCTACGTTAGCCCGGTTAAACGGCGACAAGGTATTGATCCGAGGCAACCATGACATCTTCCGTGATGACGAGTACAGGTTGTACTTTCGTGAGTTACGGGCCTATCATGTTGTAGAGGGAATGATTTTTAGTCATATCCCATTACATAGTGACAGCTTAGGTCGTTTTGGTGTCAACGTTCACGGCCACACTCATGCTAACCGCGTGAAGAAGGCCCGTGGCGTAGATGCTAAAACTGGTGTTATCTTATACAGTGACGAAGATGATGTTCGTTATCACTGTGTATGTGTAGAACAAACTCCGGACTTTGCACCTATATTGTTTGAAGATGTTAAAAAGCGTATTTTAGAGGAGGGCGGTTCCATTGAATTTAGAAATGGTAACGGTCCTACAATGTAATATGACATACATCACAAACAAATATCAATCCATCCGACTGCCCAATGAACCGGGCATGTTGGAATGGTTGAAAGAACATTATCCATACTCTGAATATCATGTTGTAACAATCTAAAAGGACCTTCGGGTCCTTTTTTTTGGTCATTTGCTCTAGAGCAAACATTAGGTGCTCTGATCTTGCATTTGCTGTTCTATAAATGTATAATTACAAGTACAATGACAACATTACATATTTTATCTAGCCCTCACACCCCGGTACACATAAACAATAGAATAGATCCTTTTTCCATATCTACTCTAAAATTTATAAACTACATGACCCAATATGGATGGGATTGTATCCATTATGGTATCCCCGGATCTGAGGTTTCATGTGAGTTAGTTAATTGTTTACCTGTAAAATCTAATAATTTTGCAGTTAATATAACAGAGTATAATAACCTAGCAGGTAAAGAAATTGCCCTCCGTAAAAAGCCAGGAGACATAGTTATATGTATGTATGGTATAGAAAATAAAGATGCTGCCGAAGCAAATAACGATCTTAAAGTTGTTGAACCGGGAATTGGTTATACAATGACCGCAGTATTTGCCATGTATAAAGTTTTTACATCGTACGCACAAATGCACATGTATTATGGAATGAAAGGCAATGAACAAAATCCGGGATGGTTCGATGCTGTTATTCCAAACGGTATTACTGCTAGCGAGTTTGATTATACAGAAGAAAAAGGCGATTACTTTTTATATTTTGGAAGAGTAATTCCTAGCAAAGGTATCGACATTGCAATTCAAGCAACTAAAGAAACGGGTCAGAAATTAATAATTGCCGGATCGGGATCATTGGCAGATTTGGGTTACCATGAAATTCCAGATCATGTAACTATAGCAGGAGTATGTGATGCAGAACAGCGCCGTACACTCATGGCTCGAGCAAAAGCTGTTATTGGACCTACATACTATGTTGAACCGTTCGGCAATATGATAATAGAAGGTTACATGAGCGGCACTCCGGCAATTACCACAGACTGGGGTGGCTTCACTGAAACTGTAGTACAAGGTGTAACAGGATATCGTTGTAGAGAGTTTAGAGAGTTTGTTGACGCAATTAATAACATCAATAGAATATCACCTAAACGATGTAGAGATTGGGCTATGTTAAATTATGAAGATGCAGTAATACACGAGAAATTAAACAGTTATCTTAAAAAAGTACAAGAATCAAATTTTTATAGACCATGAAAAAAGCATTTATTGTAACGAGCTCTATAGAGGTAAACAATAATAATCCTCTAACTTATAGTAAAGTTCGATCTTATTTTTCTAATGAAGAAAGATTAAGACAAACCATAATGACCATTGCCTCTCTAGATTTAGTGTCCGATACAGAGACAACAATTTATATATTAGATACCAGCGAAAATTGGCAACAATATCGAGACCAATTATTATATCAAAAAAACTTAAAATTTATTAGTATAAAAGAAGAGTTCCCTGATATATACGAAATAGTAACTACTCACCCTCAAAAAAGTTATTGTGAGTGTTTGTCAGTATCTACATTTATTAGAAAATATCAAAAAGAACTTTTTGAAAATGATTATATTTTTAAGATAAGCGGCCGGTATTTTATCGATAGCTCTTTTGATCCAGCGGTGTTTAACAAATATAGTACAGATAGGATATTTTATAAGCAGCCTATTGCCTGGGAATGGAAAGATAAGTGGAATTATTCATTAGTTGATAGACGACAGGAACAAGGCAATAATTATCTGTACCAATACTCCTCTGTAATTTTTGGGTGGGGTAAGAAACATCACAAACACTTTTTAGATATGTGGTCAGGAATGGCGGCAATGCTGGCATTGCCTCACATGTATCATTTTGATATTGAAACTCTAGGTTATTACTTAACAAGACCCTTTGAAAAAGATATCATCGAAACCGACTGGACAGTTTACGGTTGGTTGGGACCTTCGGGCGAATTTGCAAGGTATTAACATGAACGTAAATTTAATTATAGTAGACGATTTTTATAGCAACCCGGAACAAGTTAGAGAATTTGCACTATCTCAAGAATTTTCTGTAAAAGGAAATTATCCAGGATCTAGAACAAAACCACATATTGCACCCGGTGTAAAAGAAGCAATCGAAGTCAATATGCAATTTGCCGGTAAGATTACAGATTGGATGAACTACGAACCTGAAACATCTTATACTGGGGCATTCCAAATAGCAACTTCCGACGACAGGACATGGATTCATGCAGACCACCATAACATGTGGGCGGCTGTTTGTTACCTAACACCGGATGCTCCGTTTACTGGAGGAACCGCTTTATACAGATATAAAGAAACGGGGGCCTTTAGGAGGACAGGGGCTGTAGACGACAGGTATGAAGGAAATGATTATACCAAGTGGGATAAGTTTGATGTTATAGGTAATAAATTTAATAGACTGGTAATATATCGAGGAGACTTATATCATGCCAGTTTAGATTATTTTGGTCATGATAAAGAAACTGGTAGGTTATTCCAAACATTTTTCTTTAATACTGAGAGTTACTGATGACTTACAAGATTTGTCAGGTTATTATTTCTACTAATAGATTACAATATCTACCACGTACACTAGCCTCGCAATCCAATATTAACTTCGAAGGATGCGAGGTTGACAGAATTTTTATCGACGACTATCCTAATGGTAGAAATAATGTTCTAATAAAAACACTGGCAAACGTACACGGTTTCAATGAAGTACACCTACATCCCAAGAACATAGGTATAACCAGAACATGGCAACACTTCTACGATATTATAAGAGACAGACATTACGATTATATATGGCAGCAAGAAGACGATGCTGAAATTGTACATCCTATAAAAATTGTTGATATTATTAATATTCTAAAATCAGATCCAACTCTATCTCAATTACAAATGAAACGTAACAATTGGTACGATTATGAAACTGAAGATATCACATGTAAGGACACAGACATTGTGACTCCTAATTATCGTTACGAAAAAGATTCAAGATGGTTTTGGATGATGGCTGCATTATATCCAGGTTGGATTGCCGAAGAACCAATATTAGAAACTACAGGTAATAATCCCTCAGAATGTGTAGTTGCTGATTATCTCCGAGAACGATATAATATAGGAACAGGATTATTAAAAACCAGCGAAGGTGGCATTATAGTTAACCACATAGGTGAAATTAATAGAGGTATAAAAGTTGCGCCCGGGGAACCAAGTTGGGAAGGGTTCAAAGGGTTTGATCCTAACAAAGATTACAACTCAAAAACAGGTGAAGAGATTGTATGAAAGATAAATTTGTTAACCTATATATAGATTGGGCTCACAGAGTAGCAGAATTAAGTCATGCTCGTAGATTAAAAGTAGGTGCTGTTGTTGTCAAAGATAATCATGTTACCTATGGATATAACGGCATGCCCTCAGGGTGGGGCAACGACTGCGAAAACCTAATAGGATATCACCACGGCGACCCCGTATATAAAACTAAACCAGAGGTATTACATGCTGAATCAAACGCTATTGCAAAATTGGCGAAGTCTAACGAGTCTGCTGATGGGGCTGACTTATTTGTTACTCACAGTCCTTGTATCGAGTGTGCCAAGCTCATTCATCAGTCAGGCATTTGTCGTGTTTATTATAGTGCGAACTATAGGGATGATGCGGGTATCAAATTCCTTAAACAATCGGGAATCACTGTAACAAAGATCGATAAGTAATTAACCATGAACATTTTTAAAAACATCTGGGTATGGATCCGAGATTACAAACAAAGAAAAGCATTAAAAAAACGTATTGCAGAGTTGCGTAAACGAGATCCGTTTATCTATTAAAATGATACTCGGTATTACAGCGCAAAATCACGATGCTAGTATGGCCTTAGTTGACGGCCAGGAAATTGTTTGGGCGGCACACAGTGAACGATATAGTCGTATTAAAAACGATAGTATGTTAGACCTTGATATGGTTAGAGAAATGCGCTCATACGGAACCCCCACAAAGATTGTATGGTTTGAAAAACCGTTTCTTAAAAGTTTACGCAGACTATATGCAGGTCAAAGTCCATGGATGACAAGTCCTATAGATCAATTAAGACTTGTAGGACTTAATACATTACCATTGGAGGTAGTAGGACATCATGAAAGTCATGCTGCGGCAGGATTTTATACCAGTGGATTTACTGATGCTAGTATTTTAGTTGTTGATGCTATAGGTGAATGGGATACTGTAAGCATATGGCAAGCTGATAAAACAGGCCTAACCAAAGTATGGAATAAAAGATACCCAAATAGTATAGGATTGTTCTATACAGCATTTACACACTGGCTAGGACTTAAACCCAATGAAGAAGAATACATCTTAATGGGCATGGCGGCATTAGGTAAACCTAGTATTAAAGAATTTATCAAAAAAGAATTCTTTTCTAAATTTAGTGCTCCTAATTTTAAGTTGCGACATAATTTGCATCAAGGTTGTGCATGGTGGTCTGCTCCAGACGGCATAAGCAAATATGATATTGCTGCCAGTGTACAAGCAATTATGGAAGAATATTTAATAGGTACAGTTAAATGGATGAAAAAACATCTGCCTAGTAAGAATTTTATATTCATGGGAGGTTGTGCTCTTAACTGTGTTGCTAATACTAAGATTGCCGAATTAGGGTTGTATGAAAATATTTGGCTTATGCCTAATCCCGGAGATGCAGGTAGTGCAATAGGCGCGGTTGCCGCATATACAAAACAACATCTAAATTGGCAAAGTCCGTATTTAGGTACAGATATAGATCGTAAATTAGATATAGATGGTATTATCAAAGAATTACTAGCAGGAAATGTTGTTGCTGTAGCAAATGGAAGGGCAGAGTTTGGTCCAAGAGCTCTCGGAAATCGTAGTTTACTTTGTGATCCGCGTGGCCCGGGTGCTAAAGATCGTATGAATAAACTCAAACGTAGAGAAGAATTTCGCCCGTTTGCGCCGGCTATTTTAGCCGAACAAGCAAGACTATATTTTGATATGCCAGTAAAATCTAGCCCATATATGCAGTTTGTGGCTCGTTGTAAACGGCCCGATTTACTGCCCGGAATCTGTCATGTTGACGGTACAAGTAGGGTACAAACTGTGGAAAAAGAAGATAACCCTAGGTTTAGGGCACTATTAGAAGCATGGTATAAAGCTAGTGGATGTCCAATTTTAATGAATACTAGCATGAATGTTAAAGGCGAGCCTTTGGTGAATTCATGGAACGATGCCCTTCGTTGGCAAGATATTAATGGTGTTAAAGTTTTTTAATATAATCTAAATGAATAATCTATCAGAAAGACTAGTATGGTTTACCGGAGCTCCCGGATCAAAATGGAGTGGAAGTGCTAATATTTTACAAGCCATTAAGTCGTTAAATTTTAATATTACAGACCGATCTCCTGAAAGAGAATATACGCACACTGGGCCAACTCCACTGGCAAGAAGTATAACCCATACAGGTGTCTACTTTGGACCAGGACACGGATATGGAGAAGACTTTCACAACATTAATTTACTCGATCCAGAGGTTGTAGAAAATAGTATTGCTCGAGAATGGACAGACTCTAGCTACGGCAGGCTGCTAGTCAAAAGCCATTTCTTCTCTCACAACTTAGATTATATTGCAGATACGTGGCCCAATAATCCAATCATTATGATCTTGCGCCCCGACATAAAATGTGAACAAGGATGGTTCGGGGCAGGTGGATGGAACATTAGTTATCCAGATTATCGTCCTTATTACAAAGACGATGATACCATGAAGGCAATGATAGCAGAACACAATAACAGGATTATTAATTTCTGCAACAGCAGGAATGTTGAGATCCAACCACTAACAGCAGATTATCTAAAATCAACCTTTGATTGGACCGTGGATCAAATTGAGAATACTGTAGAACAAGATTGGGTCTACAAACATTTGATCCACACAGAAGGTACTAAAGATGTAAGTATTGCAATTTATAATCAAAATAAATTATAAATTTTATTTCTTATAAACAAAGTACAATCTATTATTGTTATCTTTCTTGAAAGTTTCCAAGGTTAAGTTATGTGTTTGTCCTAGTTCGAAGGCAACTTCAAACGACCACGGAAATATGTCAACATAAGGACCATCAGGCCATAGTATCCCGGGGTTGGCTCTAAAATACATTTTACCTCTGGGCATTAGTACACTGACTAATTTTGCAAATCTTTCATTGATTTCATCACGGCTATTAAAATTCAAACTGCCAAAAACAATGATATGATCAAAACTTTCAGGAGGTACTTTGAACTCTAAAATATCAACCATATAGTCTGCACAATTATTATATGGATCAATACCTACTAGGTTTTTAATACGACCTTTGAACGGATTGTATCCACACCCAAAATCTAATACAGACTTAGGATCTGTTTTATTAATTTCTTCAACTAATCCCCATCCGCTATACTGATATATCTTAGTAGTTGGTTTCCAAATTTCTCCAAAGAATCGATTTAGGTATTTCTTATCTAAGCGATCTACAACTTCATTAACTGTACCTGTTAGGTCTACGACACTAAATTGAAGTTCCTTTTTAATAGATTCCCTAAACTTGTCAAAACGTGCAGGAGTCCATGGTAAACTGTCTAGATCGGTTGTTTTGTCTAAAGTGTCTATAACTGTCTGATACTTGGGCAAATTAAATGCGATTTCTAATTTTTTTACAATTAGATTAAAAATTCTAGTATTCATTAAAAAATTCCTATTTTTGTTAAATATTTCATCAGAAGTTTCAAAATTCATTAAAACTTTTGTTTTTTTCTATTAAATATATTTAAGGAGATTATATAAACATGAAAAAATTCTTAACAGCGATTTTATTATTAGGTAGTGCAATATTTGCACATGCTTGGGAACCGTCGGCACCTATCACCGTTGTTGTTCCTAATGCACCGGGCGCTGGCAACGAAATTGCATTTAGAATTCTAGCTAAACAGGTGGAAGAAAAGGCAAAAGTCAAATTTGTATTTGATTATAAGCCAGGAGCAGGTGATACTATTGCAATGAATCATCTTAATACATTAAAAAATGACGGTCATTATATCGGTATCCCTGCATGTCAAAGTACATACGTTACTGCAGAAATTTGGTATCCAAACTATGTAAAATTTAATGCTATGGATTTTGTTCCTGTTACAAATATGGGTAAAAGTCCATTAGGGATTTATGCCAAATTAGGATCAGACATCGATACCCCGGAAAAATTAATTGCTGAAATTAAGTCGGGTAGTCGGCCGATTAATTTTGCTGTTGGCGGATCTGGGCATAAATTAGCTGTTGAATATATGGTTACAAAAATCAAACCTAATAAAGATACTGTTGAAACTATTATGTATAAAGGGCCCGCACAGGCTATGACTGACGTACTAGCAGGGCAGGTTGAATTTGGAGTGTTTCCTATTGCAGTAGGCGCACAGATGGTTAAGTCAGGAAAGATCAAATTAATTGCACTCGCAGGGGAACAACCGATGCCGGGGTTAGAAAAAGCCAAATTAATAAAGGACTATATTCCCGGATTAAATGTATACGCTTGCTGGAATTTAATATTGCCAAAGAATACTCCAGAAGAAGTACAGGATTGGTACCACAAGAATTTTATTCCTGTTCTTAATTCAAAAGAAACAAAAGAACGATACGATGAACAATTTATATTCATTAGTCCTAAAGAACAGACTCCGGAAGGAGTCCGAGCAGGGATGCATAGATTACGCGAACAATGGCAACCGTTTGCAAAAAAAATTAAACCTGAATAAAATTGTTCGAACTACTAATTGCCAACATTACCTATGTTAGCTACAGGCTCATTGTTAGCGGGCCTGCAGTCAAACTATTAAACAAATTCCTGCCGTTCTTTGCGGCAGTTTTTGTTATGGCCCAGGCCAGCTATGCCTACGATACTTTTGTGTTTGGATATTATTTTAATGCAGTAGCATTACCCGGTGTATTAGATTATCTACAGCATGATGCCTTATACACATTAAGAGTATTAGCGGCTTGGTGGGTAATACGCAAACTATGGAGTTGGATAGGAAACTATTGGATTGCAGTATTCATAGGTGCAGAACTAACTTTTGTCTGTGATTATTTTATCTTCGGTAATCTCTTTACTTAAATAATCAAAAGATATAATTAATGAAAACAGATCCATACTGGGAATTAGGACTAGATAAAAAATATAATCCCGACTCCTGGAGTAATAAGAAAGATCCTGAGACTATTAGTGAACGACAGTCTTGGAATCAAAAATGGTTAGTAGATGCTGTTAATAAATTAGAACCCGGCCTAGTAGTTGATGCAGGCTGCGGGCATAATAAGTGGAAACACAAAATTAAAAATCTAATAGGATTTGATGCAAATCCATTTCCTAATATAGATTTTCAATCAACAATTTTAGATGCACCTATAGAAGTAAATTCAGTTGATGTATTATTATGTCTAGGTAGTATACAATTTGTTAACAGAGATTACGTAGAAAAGAATTTAGATAAAGCACTTTCGTGGGTTAAAACTAATGGACATATTTTTATGCGTGTTATAAAAAAATGGGATCAATATTCTGAGAATCAATTAACCTCAACTTTTAAGAATAACTATTTTTGGGAAGATACTGATATTGAATATTTTAGCAACAAATTTAATTTAGAAGTTGTTGGCAAAGTTCATACCAAACAAAAACAAAAACTTGATAGAAGTAATGGCGGAAATCCGTTTAGACTATATTGGGTATGGAGAAAATTATAATGGATTTCGATAAAAGCCCCTACGAGTTATGGTCAAACTTAAAAACTGCGGAGCCAGTTTCTTACGAGAAATTTGACGGACTTTATGAATTTTGCAAAGCAACTAGCCGATATCATTTTGATCCAACGGTAGATGATACAACATCAGAAATTCCTGTTGTTGTTCCTATTTGCAGATTTTCGGGAAATTGGGCAGACGAAGTTATAGCAATGACTGAGCAAACATTCCCTGCAACATTTGACTATAGGTCAGAAACTAGACAAGATAACAACAACTCAATGGAATATAACGATTTTAAGAGATGGGGTTATAATGTCGAAGGTGAAAATTCCTATACCGTACTTAACAGAACACGTCATGCAGAATTACCGCCACTACTGCAACAAATGTCTGATCTGTTTGGGTTTGAACATCCAGCATTATTAACCGGTGGCAAACCCAATATCAAGTTTGATGTACAAAAACCGGGACAAATGTTTTACTGGCATCTGGATAACTTCGGTGGTATATTAAAGAAACAAAGAGATGACTATAGAACATTTGCCGAGTGCGATTACGATCAGAGAAAGTTAATGCGTGTTATTATATTCTTAGATAATCAGCATGACGGACAAGTATGGAAACAAGGCAATGAATACCTAACATGGAAGAAGGGAGATTGTATAACATGGCCGTGGAGAGATATTCCTCACGGAACTGCAAACTTCAGTCATTTTAATAGACCCACACTAAACATAACTGGTCGTGTAACTGATAACACTTACAATTTTTTAAAAACTTGCCCACGGACTATTGACCTAGTATGAACAACGATTTAGAGAAAAAATTAAAAGAATCATTTACTCCTCCCGAACGTAGATATCAAATTCAATATCCGAGACTTGGCAAGACTAAGTTTATAGAAAAGAGAATTAACAAATACGAAAAATGCGGCATGGAAATGATTGAGTTTGTCAACAGACTTACTCCGTCTCTTGTATTAGATCTTGGGTGCGGCGATAATCAATACAAATCTTTAATTGATAATTTAGTAGGTATTGATTTAGTAAATGATTCTGCAGATATAAAAGCAGACATAACGCATATACCGTACAATGATAACACCGCAGATGTTGTTATATGCTTTGGAAGTATAAATTTTGGAACAACAGAATTAATTGAAAAACAACTGTTAGAAATGCAACGAGTATTAAAGCCCGGTGGATATGCAATATTTCGTGGCAACATGAAAGATCATAGTGATTCTAGAAATATATATTATGGCTGGAGTACCGACTTAGTACATAGTTGGACAGAGGAATTAAATCTAACATTATGCTCAGGGCCAGAGTTGATAACCAGAACTAATAGATTTGGGGATAAAAAAGAAAACTGGGTAGACAAAGTTGCGTTAAAAACAAATACAGAGAGCCGAAGCCCGTACAGATTATTTTGGATATGGAAAAAATGAATTATACAGGACAAGATTTAATTTTTGCAACAGGTGCACCTGGATCAAAGTGGAGTAGAATTTTAGCGTTAATTGGACTACACCCGTCTATTAATAACAGCGATAAAGATAACCTTCCAAGATATAATATGGATGTTACTTTTCCAAGCGGAAGAGTGGTAAAAGTAGGAAATCACTCAGGGGCTTATTTTGGACCCTATAATAAAATAGGCGAAAATTTTGAAGATCTTACCGCACTGTCTAAAGAAGAATTTGTAGAAGAAATTAAAAAACCATTTGACAATTGGGAAACCGGTATAAAAATAATCAAGTCTCACTGGTTCAGTTACAAAAACAATTTGAATTGGCTCAGAGAAAATTTTCCTGATGCAAAAATTATTTTGTCATACAACGGCAACGAAGTTGCATTCAAATGGTGGCATTTTGTAGGTGGATGGAACATTGACTTTCCTATATATACCTGGTACAACAACGACTCACGCATGTACGAAAAAATCTTAGAAGAAAATGCAGGACTACTAAGTTTTGCAAAAGAAAATTTAATTCCCATACAATTTTATTCGTCTGTGCCAAATATACTATTGGAATTAGGATTATCTAACGATCTAGATTTTTTAAATTACATAGACAATAACGATATAGATATTGTTGTAAAAGGCATAGCAAATCCAAGAGATGTAGTTGATGTTTATACAAACGCTGGTAAAGGTTGTGCCCTAGGTATATTAACTAATACATATACCCCGTGTACGGACATTACAGATTTTAACAATAAATTATTACAAGCAAACGCTACAGCAATAGATCGCCATAATGAAATTAAAGTTGAAGAATTGCTTAAACAGAGACACGGGCGAGAATGGCTAGAACAAATTAACTTTATTGTACAGGCATCAAAAAACTCAACTAAATAATTATAACTGTGTTTACTACTAGGAAATAACATATGAGACTTAATATTTTTGTCGGACTAGACGGAACAAATGCGCTTCTTAAAGATACTTTAGATGATGATCTGAGTATCAATAGATTTATAGGTTCGTTTGCTAGAACTCTAATTTATCGATCATTTGATGAAATTTTTAATCTTATGTTTGACAAAACATATACCGAGTCCGAGTCTGGAGAATATGTGTTAACGGTTTCTAGAACTGGGGCAGCAGGCCACCTGCTTTCAACATTATTAGAAAAATCTCCAATTGGAACAAGAGTTTGGTTCTTCAAGAGTATTAACGACGAAATTTCAATAGATCTTTATAAAAAATTTGTAAGGTCGGGTGAGGAAATGTTAACTAATCGGGGTACGCGAGTTACAGGTTTAACCGATGAACAACTTGGTGATGATACGTTAGTTACACAATCTGCCGTAAATGGATTGCAAGTATTGGATTCTGTAGCAACAGGTATGACTGCCTCAAACTGGAGCAATTTTGATATGTCAGTGTTTTACGGCGGCCCACTCCCCGAAACCAGTCCAATATTAACTAGACTGTTTGTAAAATCTTAAGGTAGTTTTATAAACTTCTCAATTGATATTAGATCTAGATTACCCCAGGTTATTTTTAAATGCCTGGGGTGATCTGTTTTTATACGCTGGTTATTATCTAACGCTAGTTTATTTTTAACAAATTGCAAATAGTTCTGTTTAGGGTTTTGATATTCCCATAAATCTTGCAAGGTTGCCCCTGGGTTCTTTTTTTCTAACGCACATACATCTTGTGCATATTGATTTTTGTAATCTGGTTTGAGGCCGGGCAATTTATAGTATGCCGGAAACTTTGCCGTAGTTTTCAAATATCGATCAGCGACACTATCTATGTCTGTGTCAATTAGAGAAATAACTTTTGCATTTGAAAATCTGTTTAGCATGGATAAGGGGGTGTCGTGTAATACCCAATGTAGATATTGTGTGTCTAAGATATCAGAAAATTTAGACATCCTCGATGCCCATACAGAATTATAGTAAAAATCTATGTCAGTTTTGTTCCACCAAACTTCTATACGTTCTCCTACTAAGGGAACTGTATGTTCTCCAATTAATCTATCATAATGATATTCACTGATATCTTTACCTGATACACGATTAGGACTATAATCAAGAAATAATTGGTTAGGGGTTATTCCATTTTTTTCAGATGCATACCAGTACACTGAGTCAAGTGTGCTGATTAACCTACCTAGGCGATGTCCACCGGCACCTTGATTTGCAAGTATGAATAGATAGTTTTTATGATCAGTCATCTATATTATTCCGTTGCTTGAACTGATTTCTAACTTCAGTATATCTATCCTTGTTTAGTTGCCACACTGTTTGTTCAGTATAAAATAATTCAGTTTTTTCAATTAAGCAATCGACTATTCCCTGTTTTGCAAGTAGGCCCAATACCTTGTGGCTTTTATTCATAGAAACAACATTAGAATTATCCCAGTTAGTTGTTATAACTAATTGCTTATTTCCTAATAAATTTGTCCAATTGATTGCTAATGGAATATGTGTGTAAAAGGGAATCGAAGTCATGTGCGTTTTGCTCATGATTCCTAGATGATTCTGATATTGGTGAAGAGTTGCTCCCCTAAACAAAATACGATAAGTATCCTTGCTTATTTCTGGCAACGGATGACAACCACTAATACTAACAATTATATCATCTATATACGTTAGAAAAAATTGACCGCCTTGATCTAAACACCATTCAAGTTTTATTGCATCTAAACTTTGATTGTTTTTATATCCCTGCTCTTGACACAATTTACAAAACTTTTCTAGAGACGGTTTATGGATATCAGAATAAAGTACTGTTGTTAACTTTTTTTTGATTCCCACAAATCTAGTTCCTTATTAGTTCTCCCAAGATAATATAGAGTACCTTCTATATCTACTACACGATCTTTAGTACAATACCAACCATTAAAAATACAAATATCTCCGCTTACTACTAGTTCTTCATCAACTATTTTGTATTGGCACCATGCAGTGTTGCCTAAAATACTTGCATTCGGGGGCGACAATTCTTTGTATCTTTTAACTTTTTCCATATTATCAAATACTATATTGATCGCAATTGGTCCAATTTCACTCATACCCCAGTTAACCATAAATGTTGCACCACGTTTTACAAATTCTTCTATAATTTCCCAAGAGACTGGGTCAGCCCCGCAGGTAATCCAAACTCCTGAAAGATCTAAATTTTCAAAACCTTTGGTTAACATGATTGCCCTGGCATGCAATGGTGTTATATGAGTATGCGTATAATTGCCTATATCTGCAATAAACCTATAAGCGTTAAAGGGTACAATATCTACTGTTGCTCCTAGGCTAAGGGCAGGCAATGTTTGAGCTAACAGCCCGCCTGCATGTTTGATATTGCAACAGGTATAAATTTTACTATCGGAATTTATATGCTGGGCCTCCAAAGATACTTTGTTAGCAGATTCTAATTTTTTGGGATTTTGGTAATATTCTTTGGATTTACCACTACTGGTGCCCGAACTAGCAATAGTAATTCCGTTTTGTAAAATTTCTAGAAAATTTAGCATGGATTAATAATTATAGTAGTATTTATTTGACATAACCAAAAGTAATTGTATAATAGAAACTATGCCCAGCTAAATATTTGGGTACTATAAAGGCTGTACAATGGCTAGAAATACTGCAAAGTTTGATTGGTCAATGCTAGATCGTCAAGGTCTAATACAATTTTTGGCTGAAATTTCACCCAAACTAGTTGGACAGGAATTAACCAATTCTAAATTCCATAGTATAATTTCCAAACATATTAAATCTCAACTTCCTGTAAAAGTTATCAAGCGTTCTGATACAAAAGTAGATTTTGGGCATGTATACACAGGTGGTGCTTACTACAGCGATGATGACAAAGCTCGTAGACAATGTATAGAAATTGTATTTGTTTATAATCCTCTTATCGGATCTGTATATGTAACCCATCAACGATTCTACAGAATGTGTGCATTGTTTGCAGATACTATCTTACACGAACTTATACATATGAGACAATATCGTAGTAGAAAGTTCAAAGAACTTCCAGATTATGCCAGTAGTGCAGAAAAAACTGAACAACGGCAAGAACAGGAGTACTTAGGTAACCGTGATGAAATAGATGCCTACGGATTTAACATTGCCTGTGAACTAATGGATAAGTTCAACAATAACGAAGAACAAGTTATTGCATATCTCAGCGAAGACCAAAAAGGTATGAGACGCAAATTTAATTGCTGGAGAATGTATCTTAAAGCATTTAATTACGATCATAATCATGTTATTATTAAACGGGTAAAGAAAAAGGTCATGCGTTATATACCATATGCTAAAATGGGCAAGCCGTATCGAGCCAAAGATTGGATAAGTCGCTAATTGATCTAGCATAGATTTCATGCTATAATAGTAGCATGACATACACCGTTTACAAAAGCCAAGTACACACAATTAGGCAAGAAGATCCTAATTTTATGATCCAAGACAGATTAACTATCACTCCCCGAGCGGGATTTGAAATAAGCAATACCTGTCCAAGACATCATAAATTAATAATTATGGAAGCTATAAAAAATGGATGGCTACAACCTGTGGCCAGTGTTACAGAGCGCGAACTTATTTTTGCGGGGCTTACTAAATGACTCTTGACATGCCCGGTACTTTAGGTGGTGCAAAAATTATCTTTGCTGATGAAGTTGCAGATAATTATATTAATATAAAGAAAGAAAATAAAATGTTTTTTAATAAGCCGCCAAAGGTTGGTATTGTCGGATTGGGATTTGTCGGCAGTGCTATTAGAGATAACATGGAACATGCCTGTGATCTAATTTTGGTAGATCCTCCTAAAGGCCTGCAGGGCAAGTATGAAGATCTGTTAGACTGCGAAGGTGTGTTTATATGTGTTCCCAGTCCACAAGGCGATGATGGCAGTTGCGATACTAGCTATCTAGAAAGTGCATTAGATAAACTTGCATCTTTAGGATACAATGGAGTTATAATTAGCAAAAGTACAGCACCTCCTAGTGTTTATAAAGCACTACAGACAAAACATAAAAATCTAGTCCATGCTCCTGAGTTTTTAACTGCCGCAGATGCTAGTAGAGATTATGCTAACGGCAAGTTTGCTATCATTGGCGGTTGTGTGGGTGCATATCAACGAGATGCAGAACGTATTATTCGCTGGGGACAACCTGGCATCGGTGAAAATGTTCGCTTCTGCACCATTGATGAAGCCGCCCTAGCCAAGTATACTATCAATACATATCTAGCAACTAAAGTATCATTTATGAATGAAATACATAATGTTGCAATAGCAGGCGGTATGAACTACAATACTGTGATAAGTATGGTCAATTTAGATTCAAGAATTGGTTCAAGCCACTTGAGGGTGCCAGGTCCTGATGGATTATTCGGCTTCGGTGGTGCTTGCTTTCCAAAAGACACAGCTGCCTTACTCAAATACGCAGAAGAAGTAGGTGCTAGCATGATGGTATTGGATGCCGCTGTTAGAAAAAATACACTACTACGGTTGACAGAACCTAAATAATACTGTACTATTAATACATATGGCAATCCACTGCCTTAACATCGGAGAACAATTATAATGACAAATAGACAAACAGGGTTAGACGCAATGGCAGGCGATGGCGGCTATCAAGAAGAGCAGTATTTAGGTAACTATCTTCGCGCAAAGATGAGACGCGACGGAAAAAGGTTTTGGGCAGGCGATAACATTAGCGAATATGTTAACGACTATAACAAAGAACAACTGATTGACGAAGCTACAGAAGCATTTGAATTAGTGCTAGATCGTTTGCTTATTGATCGTGAAGACGATCCTAACAGTAAAGGTACAGCGAGACGACTTGCTAAAATGTACTTTAATGAAATTATGGCAGGAAGATATGAACCAGCACCAGACGCAACAGCATTTCCCAACGACTCAGCGGACCGTTATGAAGGTATGCTTGTTGTTCGTAGTGAGCTTCGCAGTATGTGTAGCCATCATCACCAACCCGTTAGTGGGGTTGCTTATATTGGCATTATTGCCGCTGAGAAACTCATCGGACTCAGCAAGTACACTCGCATCGCACAGTGGTGTGCCCGTCGAGGTACTCTCCAGGAGGAACTTTGTAATGACATTGCTAGGGAAATCGAAAAAGCCACAGGAGCCAAAGACCTAGGTGTTTACATCCAGGCAGTACACGGATGCTGTGAGAATCGCGGCATTATGGCGCATAGTTCATTAACACAGACAACTGTACTCAAAGGTGCATTCAAAGATGACGGCAATACTAAAAAAGAGTTTTTTGATAATATCAAATTACAACAAGAATTTGCGCCTCGTTAAATGAAACTTGCATTTTATATTAGTTCTGTTATCAATGTAGATAGCACGAATGGATTTGGACATACGCCAGTTAGGAGTGCCTTTTCGGCAGAAGAACGATTTAGGCAAACACAATTTACTATTGCTAGTATCCGATTGCTGTTTCCAGAGTCAAAAATATTTCTATTTGAGATAGGACATAATGTAGATAAAATCCGCAATGATTTAAATTATGTCAGTAACTTAGAAGTTGTGTCTGCTGAAGAATTAGATCCAGTTGTTACACATCTATGTAGAACTAATACTTCAAAAGGTACTTGTGAAACTGCGGCAACCATATTATTTTTAAAACATTATATTAATGAACTTAAAGAGTACGATTATTTTATTAAGGTTAGTGGTCGGTATTTTTACACAGATGTAGATACCTCAGTATTGAATCAAGAAAATACCAACAAATATATTTCTAAGTATACAAAAGTATGGGATTGGTTAGAATGGTGGGGTTATCCCGATTTGCTAAAAAACAATGGAAAATTATTTTGGACACCTAGTACATCATATGCTGTAGGTAGAGAATTACTAGATGACTTTAACCAATCGTTGACAGTAATGTATGAATACTATATTAATAATCCAGAACTAGCAAAAATAATAGACTTCGAATGTTTATTGTATCATTTTGTGATACAGGATAAACCATGCGTCGAAGTACTTTGGCTCCTCGGAGGATGGGGCGGACAAAATGGACAATTCGGTGAACTGTAAATTGGCAAAAATAAATTTGCAAATTAACAAGAAATATGTTACTATATATAACAAAGGAAGAAAATGAAAAACAAAGGTAAACTAAACATTCCACAGCGCCAGACACCTACGGCGGCTGCGACAATGCAACGTACAATGGGGCAACCTGCACAACAACCAGGTCAACGTCCTAGTGTTATGATTGCAGTTCCGGCAATGGAAATGGTTAATGCTGAATTTGCACAGCACTTGGCTATGGCCGCAGCCAATATGGTTGCCAATGGCATTAAAATTAACTGTGCATTTAACATCGGTAGTGTTATCACTATTGCTCGACGAAACTTAGTTGACATCTTTTTGAAGTCAGACTTTGACTATATTTGGTGGGTTGACAGTGATATGAAATTCCCGATTGACGCACCTATGCGTCTGTTGGCTCGCGACAAACCTATTGTTGGTGCTAACTATCGTCGTCGACGTTTTCCTAATCCTAACTTTACCGGTATGAGTGGTAAAGCAGGATCTTTCACAGAGTTTCAAACAACTGATAATAGTCCAGCAATGGAACTAATTGATGTTTTACCGCACGGTATGGTATTATGTAAGCGTGAAGTTTACGAAAAAATTCCACAACCTCATTACTTGCAAGAATATGTTCCACACCTTAATTTAGAAATTGGTGAAGATATTTTCTTCTGCCAGCAGGCTCAAAAGGCAGGCTATGAGATTTGGTGTGATCAAGAGTTAAGCCGAGATACAGCACACATCGGTATTTTCCACTTTAACTATAACCTAAGTGTGCCAAAATAAAAGAAAGGATTCCTATGTTTGAATCTATTGAAATACGCAAAGTTAAAAACGGTGTTATCGTTACTTTGCGTACCGACGAAGATGAAGATCAAGAATATGTATATGATACTGACCGCAAGGCTATCAAATTCGTTAAAGATCTTCTCGAAGTTAAAAGCAAAGAGCAAGCCCCGGCTTGATAAATTATGACAGTTAAAAAGAGATACAACGTAGGCGAGGTCGTTTGGATTTACGGTGTTCGTCGAGCTAATGATAAATCTACACAAGGTACTGTAGTTAAGTCATTTAATATCGAAGGATATAATGATATGCACTATGTTGTATCTATTCCTACAGAGATAGAACCTTTGCTTGAGATTCGAACATGGCAGACTATTAGCCAAACTAAAGATGGTCATGTAGGTAGTCTGCGAGAAGCATTTGAAATCCAGATGCGGCACATCGTATGCTGGCTAGAACTGGTATGTCAATTATTTCAAACAGTGAAGAAGAATTCACAGATGACGGACACGACGGTATGGGCAGTTTTGCCGAAGACGATATTAGTCCAGATGCTATTCATGCCGCACTTGAAAAATCAAGACAGGATGCTAGCCATACTCCACTATTAGTTAAGGATGCTAAACCCAAGCGTCGAAACTTTGCTCGTAAGAAAAAAGTATAATGAATTCTGCATGGGTCCAAATGATAGGACAAGTGTATCCAGACTATGATGATTTGAAATACTCAATGGAAAAAGGTCCTACCATCAAAACAGTTCTAACAAAAATAAAAAATCGTTGGACATTAACTCTCGAAGAAGAATGGCATCATGATTCTGGAGGATCATATACTATAAATTCCGGATCTATTATGTTAGACGACATTATCGAGTGGACTGAAAAAGAACTAACAAAATGGAAAGACTGTAATAGAATTGCATGGGATATGTGGCAGTTTAAATCAAAGCGCGATGCTGAAAAATTTATAACATTATTTCATCTAATATGGGTACAGTAAGATTCCAAGTCGTTGAACAAGATGGGCAAGAGATTGTGAAAGAAATTCACAAGACAGTTGTACATAAATTTAGTATGGGCGATGTTGAAGATCCAGACTTATATGCCGCAGAACCGTTATGGAACTGGCAAGAGAGTGAACAAGGTAAGTTTGTCATGGAACATGCAATTGAAGTTCCAGTGTGGCACAGGCAAGTAGATGCCCACACTTACGGGCATTTATATATTGTAGTAGCAGAGCTCGAAGCAAAGAAACTAAGCGAATTTTATCTAAGATGGGGCAACGATGGAAGTAACAAGATACGGTGAGACTTGTACCGTTAAACAAGCAAACTCAAGTAAAACAGTAGAGGCAGCAGTACACGAGTTTAAAGAACGACAAAACTTAACTGTGGTACTAAACAAAAGTGTAAAGTTACCTATGACATGGAATGGTAAAATGTATGAAGGTCGGATGGCCGGAATTGACTTTACCAGCACCGGTCCCTCAATTAATAAAACAACAACAGGACGAGGATAATATGACAAATCCATTTCGTGATCAGGAAAAATTTATGAAGGCGTGTGACCAAAGTGTCACCGGTGATCAAAATCAATTTGATATGTATATGAATTTAATTGATGAAGAATACCGAGAACTTAAAGATGCGCCAGATGATGTTGAAACATTAGATGCGCTAATTGATATTTTAGTTGTTACTATTGGTGCTATACATAGTGCCGGGTGGGACGCAGAAGGTGCTTGGAAAGAAGTTATGCGTACTAACTTTGCTAAGATTGATAAAGAAACAGGTAAGGTTCGAAAACGGGAAGATGGCAAAGTGCTTAAACCTGTCGGATGGGCTCCGCCAGATTTGAAAACTTTTGTTAAAAAGTAATTGACAATCACTCCTGTTTTGTGTATAATTAAATACATAAACAGGATTTTTACTATAAAGGAAAATAATATGTTTGGAACAACTTATACAGGCGGAATGACATATCGTTCTGCCAGCGAAATTAACTCAGCAATGGGTCGTGTGTATGGACACATGAGTCTTGCTGTTATTGTATCAATGTTTGTCAGTTACTTTGTAGGCTCTAGCCCAGAGTTGTTGGCATTCTTTTTTACAGGTTGGATGAAATGGATTGTGATCTTTTCACCACTTGCGGCAATCTTTGGTGTTAGTTATGTGCTAGGTAACAATCCTAGTAAAGGGGTAGCACAACTTTGTCTACATGGCTTTGCGGCCCTAATGGGATTAAGTTTTGCCACAATCTTTGCCATATTCACTATAGGTAGTATTGTCAGTGCCTTTATGGGTGCAGCCGTATTGTTTGGTGTAATGAGTGGCTACGGGTACTTTACCAAACAGAGCCTAGACAGTCTTGGCAAATTCATGTTTGTTGGTTTAATTGCTATCATCATTGCCAGCATTGTTAATATCTTTATTGGTAGTACTGTAATGCAGATGGTAATCTCTGCACTGGCCATTATTATCTTCCTTGGCTTAACTGCCTATGACACACAAAAGATTCGAGAAGAACTTAGTATGGAAACTAGTGATAGTGCAGAAATTCGCGGAGCACTAACGCTATATATGGATTTCATCAACTTGTTTATTAACCTATTACAACTTTTTGGAGATCGTAAATGATCCGTGAGTTTATCAACATTGTATTGGCAGAGAATGCCGTTACGCAATTTGCTAGTTCAGCACACGAAGAATGGCGTAGATCATTGCCACCAAATGAACAAAATGTTCCTAGGATAAGAAGCAAAAACGGTGGTCCAAAAGCGGATATTAATGTGCCTTTTGAGGAATTACACCCAACAGCACAACAAGAAAATTTAGCCGCAGGTAAAGCTGCCGCAGAAGCTGTAACTAAATTTCCTAACAATATTGAGCAAGCCGCAGAGTACATTCATATTGAATGGATGAAGCGTAACCCAAAAGACGATTATACTGCGGCACAACATGTACCCTACGATCAACTGCCCGAAGATGAAAAAGAAAAAGATCGCGTTCATGTACGCACAATGATGAAACTAATGAGCAAATAAAATGGCACACCACACAAATTATTGGAGTTGTAGTCCTTTCGCAGATTGGCTTCGCGGCACATCAAAAGGAGGAGCCAAGACTGCGGAAGATTGGGATGAATGGACAAAGAACGCTGAACTTAATCATAGAATTCGTTATTGGCTAGCCGAAGAAGGTCTTAGCTATCTTCAAGATTTTGTTACTTGGCCTGTAAGGAAAATTTATGATATCAAATATTACATCAATAATCGGTGGGTTACTCGTACTCATAGCCTTACTGCTCATGCTAGGGATATCCGTCCTGGTGATTGGAGCGACGTGGGTAATAGGTTTCTCCCGTGCTTGTTTAACGAACTTGTGGACTTTGTTGAAATCGAACAAGCATGGAGCCACATAGCCTGGGACGACGAAGCACGGAAGAAATACAAGGCGCCATTCTGGGCCGCTGGTTGGTTTCGCTGGCGTACATGGCGTTGCCCCGAAGCAGGATTAGATCACTTGAATTGGGCTGGCGAATTGCGTATGACTGAAGACTGGGGTGTACACAGTGGAGACAAAGGCTACGGTGAACTAACTGGGCAGGCTAAAAATGCTCGAGAAATAAAAGAATTGTACCTATGGTGGACTGAAACTTATCGCAATCGTCGTGATCCGTATGAAGCCAGTGGATGGACTGCTTACTGTGAAGCACAACGTGAAGCAAATGGTGGCCGACTAAGTTTCAGTGGTGAGAAAGATCCTGTGCTTAAAAAGCAAAGCGACAAGGCTCATAAACTTCTTCAAAGATTGGAAGCAGATTATGAAAAAGAAGATGAGGTAATGATGATTCGTCTTATTAAAGTTCGCCAATCACTATGGACCTGAATGATCTAAAATGTCCCAAATGTAGGACACCTAAATCTTATATAGCAGATTTTGATAGCTTTTATTGCAAACCATGCAATGATTGGTTAGAAGATATTTGTAACGACCGTGAATGTTTATTTTGTAGAACTAGACCCCTAACTCCAAAAGAAATTAATGACCAAAAAAATTAAAATTGAATTTGCACCCGGTGCATTTGATAGCTTCGATGGTACTCAAGAAGAGCTCAACAAATTGATAGCTGAGATTCATCGTATGGCCGAGTCTGGGGAGTTACTAGAACAATCAGATGACCTAGATGATCTCGATCCGACAGAATATGCCAAACTACAAAGTCAGATGTCTTCTGGTCCCCGAGTGTTGCAATGATATCAAAAAGTCCCGATCGTCATACCTTTCAAAAAGAAGGGTATATCAAACGTTGCGAGGAAGAAGGTAAGGAGCCCAATCCCGACTATATTCGAATGTATAAAACTTGGCGAGAGCAAGATGAGGAAAATATGATAGATCCAGAATGGCAAAAAGATAATATGGAATATGACCTCCGTAGCACTGACTGGATTTTAGACAAGGTCCGTGAAAGTCGAATCTACTCTCAAAATCTCTATGCCGCAATATGTAATAACGACTTTCAAAAGTTAGATGTTATGCCTATTCTAAAAGATCAACGCTGGAGTGCCTCTTGGAGAAGTGCCGGGGGTATCATTGCTGACATGCGTGAACAAGGCGATTATATTGATTGGTACTGTAGTGGTATTCGAGGCAATGATGAATTGTCTCCGGAAGAATTTAATAATCTTACAGAAGAAGACCAAATCTCCTATAAAGAAGGACAGGCATTTGTTTCCGAAAGTGTAGTAACTGATGAGATACGAGAAGACCTTAAAAAGTTAGGTTGGATAGTTGTAGCTCAAAATGATGAGTTCTAATGAGCAAGCCTGTAGTTTTATCCGAAGCAAGCTGGCTTAAAATCTACAATCAAATTGCCAAAGAGCATCCCCCCGGTGTGTTGTTAATTCGCAACAGGATGCGAGAAGTCTTGGGCTTTACTAGCAGAACACATGAAGAATGGTTTGAGCATGATGTCAAAGGCGACCGCAGAAATGTTGGGTACAATACCAAATATTGTGTAAAAACTATACATTTGGATTTCTACAATGAACCAAAGCGGATAATGTTCCTGTTAAAATATAGCGAATATTTGGACAAATCCGGTAATACCGAGCTTGACATAGAATAAAAAACCCTGTATAATATATACATACACTAACAAACAGGAGTGCAAAATGGCAACAGTAGCAGGCATTAAGATTAAACCCAAGGTTAAAAAAGAAAAGATCACTAGCGTAAGCATCCGTGAGAATGCCAAACGGGACTACAGCCCTAAGTGGGATGGTGCTGAATCTTGGACAGGTGCTCAGTTTACCAAGCACTTCCGTGGTGCTATGGAATACTACCGTTTAGAAAAGACTACTAAAGAGCTCAAGCCTCAGATCATTAACTGGATGGCTCTTAACGATTATACCAAAGCTGAAATTGCGGCTTTTAAGAAGACCAAAGACAACCGTTGTTCAATGACTGTGGCCGCAGTGGCCGCATGTTTGCAACGAGGTATGCCTAAAATACATGATGGATTTAACGAAGGTCGTGATAGTACATTGTGGTTGCGTAAAGAAATTGCCCGAATTGTTGAGCAAGGTAAAGACGACATAGACGAAACAGAAACAGCCAAACCAGTGATTAAAACCGAAGTCTATGTGCCAAACATTCAAGATCGTCTGCGTGAAACCGCAGGTGAGATGAGTGAAGACATTGACTATGCCATCGACTCTTGGATCACTGATCCGGAAGCATTTGATCCCAAAGCATTTAAGATTGTTAATCTGTTGCGAGGCAAAGGTGCCAAAGCCGCCCATGCTCGTTTCATTAAGACTTTCTTTGCTCGTGGTATGGCGGAGTTACAGGAACTAGCCAGTGGCGAAGCGGATGCTCAATTGAAAGAAGGTTACAAGCATGTCAGCCGTAAAAATGTTAACAAGCTGATTGCTTTCTATGAAGGTATTATGACAGCCTGTGAACAGATTACCGCAGAAGCTAAAATCTTGAAGAAGCCTCGTGCTAAGAAGATCAAGCCTGCAGAACAGATTGTAGCTAAACTTAAATTCTGTGCCAAGGATGATAAGTTGGCTATTGTGTCAACTCCTCCTGCACAGATTGTCGGTGCCCAAGGTGTTGTAGTCTACAATGTTAAGACTCGTAAGATTGGTTATTACATTGCTACAAGCTCAGAAGGACTTGGTGTTAAAGGTACATCGTTAACTGACTTTACTGCCAAGAGTGAACAAAAGACTCTGCGTAAGCCTCCGGAACAGATCAAAGAGTTCAAAGAGCAAAATACGCAGAAGAGATTCGAGACTTGGTTTGCTAAGAGTGTCAAAACTACAGAGACTATACTAAACGGTCGCTTTAACGAAGACACAGTTATTTTGAAGGTGTATAAATGAACGAACGAATTAAACAACTTGAACCCCAGTGTTGGGAACACAACGAATTTGGTCTCAACTTTAATTACGAAAAATTCGCCGAGTTGATTTTAGCAGATGTAATTGCTATTATTGAAGACCCAAAAAGTTATAACAGATGCGTACTTACTAATTTTGACGCAAGCCAGGCTCTATGTGTTGCAGTAGAGCTGATAAAAGAAATTAACCAAAAACTTAAGGATGTAAAATGATTACTTTAAAAGAATGGATGGAAGTTGTCAATTATCGAATTACCGAAGGTGGTAACTACGGTTGGGACTGCTATGGGTCCGATGCCTATACATTAGACAGCTGGAATGGTGAGCAGGCAGGGCATAGTCTCAGTGTTGTTTTTGATCAAAAGTCACAAGAAGTATACGAAGTTCAAATACACGACTACCAAAATAATCGTGCATATCGTATGATCAATCCTGCTTATAAAGAAATATTTGAAGAAGAAGCTAAATCAAAGAATAGCTGGATGGTAGAAGCATGGGAAAATGTAGATTACATTGATCTTGAATCCGACGATGACTGGATCCAAAAAGGTCTAGCAGTAGTTGCTGGGGAAGAGTACGACACTCGCGTTAGCATTCCAATTGACCTGCCAGAAACAGAATTAATGGTATTGTTTAAGGCAGCACACGACGCCGACATGACATTCAACGACTTTGTTGAACAAATTCTGCGTGAGAAGTTAGCCGATGAAGGATTTGTCAACTTGCTTAAAGAAAAGAAAACTGCATATGACATTGCCGGATGAACGGTATCGTGCAGTAGTGCAGACAATTCAGTTTCTTACTGATATTTGCAATACCCCCAGAATTCCTAAAACAATTAAGGAACGAGCGAGATCTCTACTACGACACTATCCAACCGTATGGGATATGCAACGGACGGCACTTCAGGCGCCTGATGTATTTCAAGAACGCATGGAACCATTGTATCGTATGGTAAAGGCCTACGACCAGGAGAAGAACAATGGAAAATGAGGTTGACAAGTACGACAAATTTGTTCAGCGTTTAGAAGAGCAATTTCCTAAAATGTTTTCAGAGCCCTATGGCGAGGTTGCTGTAGGTGAAGGATGGTGGCCTATTGTTGAAAGCCTATGTAGCCAGATACAACATCATATTGACTGGAGAACAAAGTATGGCAATATTGTGCCGCAGGTAGTTGTACATCAAATCAAAGAAAAGTTTGGCGGACTGCGATTCTACTATGATGGCGGGGACGAACAAGTCCGTGGTATGGTTAGTATGGCAGAATCTTGGGCAAGTAACACCTGCGAAATCTGTGGAGTACCTTCTACCAAACAAACCACAGGTTGGATTAAAAATGTTTGTGACAAGCATTTTAACGAAATTGAATCCCGTAAAAAAGAAAGGATTAACCTATGAAAATAGGACTTAGTTATAGTCGATGTGTTAGAGACATTATAGACGGCAAGGTAGACATCAATGATGTATTAGTCATTGTTGCTCGTACAAATTTCGACCCCAACAACGACGAACAGTGGGGTGGTATCTGGCAGGGATATCATCACCACGGCGGATGGAGTAACCCCGAGTGGAGTCGCTACACAGACAAGGACGAAGAAAAGTTTCGATATGTATCCAAAGAACTATATAGCAGGGGCCTGTTACATCAGCCTCGCCAGTTTGGAGCACATCCACATCGATTGCCCTACTACTGGCTCGAAGCAAGTTTACCAGCAGAAGAACTAGAAAGTAGGCCTGCTGTGAAAAAAGCATGGGAACAATTCCAAATTGTTGCCGGATTAAGTAATTCTACAAAAATTTTAAAGGATGAATTTTAATATGTTAGTACCAATGGTGGTCGAAAAGACCGGGCAAGGCGAACGTGCCTTTGATATTTTTAGCCGATTGCTCAACGAGCGCATCGTATTCCTTAACGGTGGAGTTGATGATATTAGCAGTAATTTAATTGTTGCTCAAATACTGCATCTTGAAAGTCAAGACAGCGAAAAAGATATTCATTTTTATATCAATAGTCCAGGTGGTGTTATAACCAGCGGAATGGCAATCTATGATGTCATGCAGTTTGTCAAACCAGATATTTGTACCTATGTTATGGGTCAAGCCTGCTCAATGGGCAGTTTCCTAGCACAAGCAGGTAGTCCGGGTAAGCGTTATATGTTGCCCCATGCTCGCCATATGATTCATCAACCAAGTGGTGGTGCCCGTGGTATGCAAAGTGACATTGCTATTCAATACCAAGAGATTACCAAAATGAAAGATATGCTAACCAAACTATATGTTAAACATAATACAGTGGGTAAAACATATGAAGAGTTCGAAAAGGACATGGATCGTGACACATTTATGAGTGCAGAAGAAGCACTAGCCTACGGACTCTGCGATAAGATTGTTGACAAACGATAAACTGTGGACTAAATCCTCTCTTAAGTTTAAGTAAATATTGACACTTATGGGAGAAAACATTATGGCAAATAATTTAATAATAGGATTTTTAATAGCAGGTGGGTTTATAGGATGGAGTCTATTTGCTATTACATTAGCACAATTGTATTGTAATCGTCAAGCAGAAATTAATATGATTAACGAGATCAAAGAAGATCTAAAAATTGTTAAACAGGAAGTTAAAAACCTTAAATAACACTAACCGGCCTTCGGCTTTCATCCCGGTATACAAACTCTGCTGCCTATGCTAAAATTAACATAGGAGAAAATTATGGCAAACCTACAACCAGTACTGTACAAGTACACAAGCACCAAAGAATATCACGACGCATTCCCTTGCGCTTATCGCCAATGGCGAAGTGATAGTCATTGTAATCTAATTCACGGCTATTCATTTAGTATGAAATTTTACTTTGGCACCAACGACCTAGATGTTCGCAATTGGGCGGCCGACTATGGTGGTTTAAAAGAACTAAAGAAAACATTAGAAGATCAATTTGATCATACACTTATTGTTGCACAGGATGATCCAGAACTAGGTACATTCAAAATGCTACAAGAAAAAAATATGGCTAAAATCGTTATTCTACCGGCATTAGGATGCGAAGCATTGAGCGATATGCTATATAAGTATGTCAACGGCGTTTACATTCCAGAAATGTGGGGACCGGGTGAAGCGGCTAGACTGTGGTGTTATCGTGTAGAAGTTCGTGAAACACAGGCTAACATGGCGTTCCGTGAAGGGCATCGTGAATGGAATGAAGATCTATTTGCATAACCTTTGGAAGCTTTGGGCAAAAGCCCTAGGTGAAAAATCTGGCAGTACAGATAGAGAGGCAGACAAGATTGCTTTTATCCGTACTGCCATTGTATTATGCTATATAATAACAAATTGTTTTATTATAGCAGGTGTTATAAGGCATTGGTAAAGTATGAATAAAAAAATCGAAGAACTCGCCGAACAGTCTGGATTAAGATTAAATGAATTACCAGATAACATATTCATTCCTTTAGAAAAGTTTGCTGAACTATTAATTAGAGACAGTGCCAAACAAGTTAACCATTTGTACAAACAAGGCGGCGGTAATTGGGGTGAAGTTATTTTACAATATTATACAATATCAGTTAATACAAAAAAATGAAAAATAAAATGATTGATAAAGATTGGCTTGAACGAGTAACTATAGCATACCAAGCATATCCATATCCTAGCAAAGAAGTTGAAAGATTTATTCAATGGCTGTATAAACAATACGGGATTGTAGAACCAGTAAAAGATAAGAATGAAAATAGGTTTTAACTGTAGTAGTTTTGATTTACTCCATGCAGGGCATGTTACCATGCTTAAAATGGAAAAGCAACTCTGCGACTATCTAATAGTTGCACTTCAAATTGATCCTACAGTAGATCGTCCTGGAATTAAAAATAAACCTGTACAAAGCTCATACGAAAGATATGTTCAATTACAAGGGTGTAAATATGTTGACGAAATATTAATCTACGAAACAGAGTTTGATTTGTTACAATTATTAATGACGCAAACAATAGATATTCGATTTCTCAGCGACGAATATTTAAACAGAGATTTTACAGGAAAACAATGGTGTATTGATAATGGTATTAAATTACATTATCATAAAAGACAACATGTTTACTCATCAAGTGAATTGCGTTCAAGGGTAGCAACATTGGAAGCTAAAAAAGAAGATCCTGCTAGTTCATTACCACAACATTCGCCGGTATTAATTAACAAAGGATAATATCATGGAAAATTTTATTAGAACATGGCCTGGCCATGTATCTGCAGAAGATTGTCAAGCAACAATTAAAGTATTTGAAGAAATTATCAATAACTCAGAATTAAAAGAATATGTTCATAACAACGATAAACAGTTTGATAATTCAAATTTAGGGCGCAAAGATCTTGCCATATTTTTAGAAACACCGCAATTAGGAGTGTCCGATTTAGCCAGCAAATACTTATACTACCTGCATGATTGTTTAATGGAATATATACACGAATTTGGACAGCTAAACAATATTAAATTAACCAATAATAAATGTCTTAAAATGCAGAGGACTTTGCCTATGGGTGGATATCATGTTTGGCATTATGAAAACGGTGACAGAGCCGAAACATACAATCGAGAATTAGTATGGATGATTTATTTGAATGACATGCCCGAAGGTGAGGGAGAGACTGAATTCTTATATCAAAAGAAGCGTATTCGTCCAACACAAGGTACTGTGGTTATTTGGCCTGCAGGTATGACTCATCCACACCGCGGACTTACAGTTTATACAGAACCAAAATACATCTTAACTGGTTGGTATTCTAAATACTGATTGACTATTTCCGCAAAGTAGTGTAAAATAGTAACATGAAACAGGGTTTTATTGCACAAGAAGTTGAAAAGGCATTTCCAGAAATGTTCGTTATCAACGATCCACGCCCTACACCAGTTTTATCAGTGACTGCTCCTCCGGAAAACAACATTGTATTTCACGCAGGTCAATCAGAAATGCTGAAAGTTACTGAAGATGGTTTTTATGTTAGAGGTGTAAAAGTAGAAGCAGACGAAAAAGAAGCGGCTGCTGTCTACAAGGCTTTTAAAGCATTTTTAGTTCATCACGCACTTACAAGGAATCAACTATGACACATTGGACTGTAACTGTAGAAGAAGCCGACGATGGCAGCGGAGATTTAGTAATGCCGTTACCTCAAGACTTTTTAGATATGCAGGGATGGAAAGAAGGCGATATACTAGATTGGATAGACAACAAGGACGGCTCTTGGAGCATTCAGAAAGTAAAAAATGACTAAGAAAATTGGATTTGCTTGCAAGTGGATTGATCACGCAGGACAAGTAGATGGCATTAAACCCAAAGATGATGCCAAACAATACAATACAGGCTCCACTACTGTTGCATGGTTAAATAGACAGAGCAAAGAAGTTGCGGAACAAAAACTATGGGACCTAATGGTAGGTAACATTGAAGCTGCTCGCAAGCTCGTCAACCGTGTAGGAGCACTTGATGAAAATCTTAGAATGGTACGACTCGGCAGCGATATATTACCTGTGTATACTCAGCGTGATTGGTCTTGGTTTTGGCGGACTAGCGACATTAGAGCATATCTCGAAAGAGAGTTTCGAACCGTGGGAGATCTGGCTCGCAAGAACGGCGTTCGGTTGTCTTTTCATCCTGGTCAGTTTACTGTGCTGGCAAGTGATAACCCAGATATTGTAGATCGAAGTATAGAGGAGTTTGAATATCATGCTGACATGGCACGTTGGATGGGTTATGGTCGAACCTTCCAAGACTTTAAGATCAATGTCCACATCGCTGGTAGGGCCGGTCCCGAGGGTATCAAAAGAGTTATCCCAAGACTCAGCACCGAGGCAAGAAACTGCATCACAATTGAGAATGACGAAATCTCGTGGGGCATCGACTCAAGCCTTGAACTCGGGAACGATCTCGCTTTGGTGTTAGACATACACCATCATTGGATACACACAGGAGAATATATAAATGAAAACGACGACCGTATTAAAAGGATTATCGATAGCTGGCGCGGTGTGCGTCCTGTTATACATTACTCCGTCAGTTGCGAGGATGTACTTATCGGCCATTCCGGATTACAACGCCCCGCTCTTCTTCCGTTAATGGAAGATGGTTACAAAAAAGGAAAGCTCAGAGCACATTCAAACTTCTACTGGAATACAGCAGTTAATGAATGGGCATTGAGCTTTCTAGATCAATTCGACATCATGGCCGAATCGAAGGGTAAAAATTTAGCCAGCTTTGAACTAGCTAATCAAGCTAAAGAATTAGGCCTTCTTTGAGACAGTCTTCTTGGCAGCAGGGGCTGCTTTTTTTGCGGCTGGCTTTTTAGCTGTGGCTTCTGCTTTAGGGGCACGTGGTTTACGGGGCTTCTTAGCAGGGGCAGCTTCAACAGTCACACTAGTTGCAACTGCAACAGGTGCTAGTTCAACCGTAGCTTCTACATATTCAACTGTAGGTTTAGCTTCTTCAGCTACTGGAGTAGCTACTACAGCTTCGATACCAACTGGCATCGGTGAAACTGTTTTAACAACTTCGTCTTTTGTACGAAAGAAGAACCAGTATACTAAACCGGCTGCAATTACGAGAGCAATAATGATTTCCATTTTAAGGATTCCTTTATAAAAATGTATGTATATTTAACTCTCTATAAATACCATGTGAAAAAAATATTCTCTGAATTAACGCAGTTGATAATTCAACGTGCAATAGGCGTTCTGTCTAAACTCAGCAAGGAAAAACCCATTCCTACCCAACCTATAACAACCGCTGGCCAAGTTGTCGAAATTGATGAAGATGAGGATCTAAAACCTGGAGATTTTGGATTCATAATCAGTTCAGATGGGAGCTTAAAAAGCCTAATGATTCCAGAAAATCTCATGGAACAACCGCCCGAAGAAGTTCAACTAATACTAGAAATGTTCGGAATTGAAGATGTACATCAATTAGAGAACAGAACTCTGCACTAATTTATCAGAGCTAATTTAGGTAAATACCTCTATACAAGGTAAACCTAAAGCTCATGACTTCTATTCCATCTTGGATAACCCCCTCAGGGTTCTTATTCACTGCTACAGAACTGGTTTCTACGACCACTAGAGTAGTAGCATCTGGCACAAACATATCCTACAAGCTGTTAACTGGCAGTTTACCCAGTGGATTATCAATATCATCTACTGGTACGATTTACGGAGCGCCTACTGCTGTTCTAAACACTACCACTAATAAATTTGTAGTTAGAGCAACCAATATCCTAGGCGTAGCAGATCGAACTTTTACAGTTGATGTAAGTGGAAGAGATAATCCTGCGTGGGCAACACCTGCAGGATTCTTAACAGTTGGCGTGAATAGTGAGCAATATGCTTTAAACGATCAATGGGTTGATTTTCAGTTATTGGCCACTCCAGTTGAAGCTCCAGCAGGCAGTACAATAATATACTACATTCCTTCAAAAGCAGGAAAATTACCGCCAGGTTTAACCATGGATAGGTCTGGTAGAATTACAGGCTTTATCAAAGATACATTAACATATAACAGTCAGATTTCTTCTACTGGTGGTTACGACGACGAAAGCTACGATAGTTATACCTATGATCACGATGTAGTTTCTCCTCTTATTGTATCAGGGGCAACTACTCCCGGTATTCCTAAAATATATAGATTTAGAGTTATTGCCACCGACGGAGTTACTAATACAGAACGCACTTTTAAGATCATGGTATCGAGTACAGAAATTTTGTACAACACAGTAACATCAATGACCAGTGCCGGAGTCACAGTTCCTACTAATGCTAGATTCAGCCTACAATCTATGCAGTGGTTAAATGGCACAGACCTAGGAGTTATTAGGGCAGGAAACAATCATCAATTACCGGTAACAATTTATGATCCTGCTCCGTATGTAGGAACAATTACTTACAGTATTATACAAGGTGGGTCGATTGTATCTAGATTACCAGAAGGATTAATGTTCGACTCAGAGAAAGGGTACATCTATGGATACATTCCTTACCAGCCAGCTTATACTCGTAACTATTCAATAACAGTACAAGCCAGTAAAACAGGAACAATTAAATTTAACCCCAATAATCCGGGAACTTTAACTCCATATAATTTAACAACTACCACTACTGCTGTAAACACGTTTACACTAGCGGTAAAGGGAGAGGTAGAGAGTACCATCGAATGGGTGTCTACTAGTAGTTTAGGTAGTATAGAATTAGGTATAACCAGCGATCTAGCAGTTGTAGCTCAACAATTAAACACGGATTATAGTATAAAATATTCCTTAATTAGCGGAACATTGCCCACTGGTCTAACATTAGAAAGAGATGGTAGTTTATCTGGACAGGTAGTCTACACTGAAAATACCGGAACATACACATTTACAGTTTCTGCCAGCGATGTTTACGAATTAAGTTCAATAGAAAAAGTGTTTACATTAAGCGTACAAGGAACTACAAAATCTTCTACTACAATTTATAAAACTGTTACAACATATTCTACAACATCTACTTTTCACTCAACTGGCACTTCTACAAAAGTTGTGTTGCTAACAACTGGCACAACTTGGGTAGTACCTGCAGATTTCACTCGCAATAATACCATCGAAGTTTGGGGACCGGGCGCAAACGGATTAGTAAATCGAGGACACTTCGGCGGCGGCGGTGGCGGTTATACTAAAATTAATAATGTACAATTAACTTCGGGGACTAGTATTACATATTCAGTAGGATGGACTGACAGAAGTATAACTTTATTCGGTGGTAATACATTCTTTGGACCATTTATTATTGGCGCATCGGCCGGTGAAGGAACAGTAGGCGGTAATGGATTTACCGGAACTAGTACATTGACAAATTATACCTCAGTTGAATTTGCAGTAGGTGGTGAAGGCGGCATTAGTAACCCCGAAGTATATAACGGTGGTGGCGTTGGAGGTGGTGGATCGGGCGGTAGAACTGGTAAAGGTAATAACGGTGACAGTGTATATGGGTTAGGCGGGTATGGTGGTAGTGCAAGTGTATTAGGTTCTGCTGCCGGAGTAGGTGGGTATGGTGGTAGAAATGCATTTTACACAACGACATCTACAAATAATGACATAAATGGTGCGTTATTTGGCGGTGGCGGTGGTGCTGGTGGCATAGGGCAAGGAGCGCACTATGCAGGAATAGGAGGAAGAGGCGCTATTCTTATTACATATACTTACACAGGTACACAAACTGTTACCTTAATTACATCAACAAGTTCTGTTGCTATAGGTACAGTTACCTATACAGATAATACATTTACTAAAATCTACGCTAAACCATTCTTTACACAGCAAAAACGAGATGAATATAGGGATTTTATTGCTAATTCTTTTACATTTGACCCTAAATTGATCTATAGATACTTTGATCCTAACTTTGGTGTACAACATGACATTAAAGTAATGTTAGAATTTGGAATAGAGCGTATCAATTTAGATGATTACATGCCTGCGTTACGGGAAAATTTCTATAGAAAGAAATTGTATTTTGGTGATATTAAAAAAGCCATTGCTGCGGATAGAGCAGGATCAGTTATCTACGAAGTAATATATGTAGATATTGCAGACGACCTAGTTAATAATTTGGGAGTTAGTGTCAGTGAATTTGTAGAAAATAACAGTGATGTGTACTATCCTAGTAGTTTAGAAAACATGAGAAAACAGCTCAAATCAATACAGTTACAAAACGGTGAAGCAATCTCTGTTAATGAATATAACTATCCAAAATTTATGCGTACTCCTCAAGCTGGAGATTATAACGTACCTAATTATATTAGAGCAATACCGCTATGCTATGCGTTACCCGGCCAAGGTGATAAAATTATCAGCCGTATTAAACTCAGCGGATTTGACTTTAAAAAGTTAGATTTTGAAGTTGATAGATTAATTGTACAAGAAACTGCCGATAGTTCTACAGCTAAATATCTATTATTAGAACGTCAGTCGCTGGGAGATAGTATCGCATCAGATAAGTACCTATTTGGCACAGACGGGTGGCAATTTGCTCAGCTACCCACTGATAAAACTGACCCGCTAACTAGAGAATAACACATGACCACTATTAACAAATTACCTCAATTAAGCAGTACAGCCACTGATGTGCTAATTCCCGTAATCGATCGTGCTGATAATAGAACCAAACAAATGTCGTTGTCACAGCTAACTACCTTAGCAAAAGGAGATACTGGTTTAACAGGTCCTAGAGGATTAGATGGTATTACAGGTATTCGTGGCCCGCAGGGACCGCAAGGACCAACTAGCACAGTAAGTGGACCGTCCGGTCCTTCAGGTCCGGTCGTTGCTGCAAATAATGCCACAATAGCTCACTCAACTAGTACCGGAATTGCAGGATCAATGTCGTATAACAATAATTATCTATATGTTTGTGTGGCAACAAACACATGGATTAGATTAGGAAACACTGCAACAAATATCACAAATTGGTAATCTCCTAGTTTTTGATTTAATAAATATACTATTGCATATATAATGATAGGTACCTAAACAAATGACCACTAACAGATCACCGCTGCCCCAGGTTTTAGACACTAATTTAACCACACCTACGCTTGGTGAGACCAAGTTTATCGTAGCAGATTCATCTGTAGAACAATACTTAACAGCAGAACAGGCAGCTGAGTTATTACAACTTCAAGGCGATCCCGGTCCTCAAGGACCACAAGGCCCGAGTGGACCTCAAGGACCATCAGGTGCTCAGGGACCGCAGGGACCGCAAGGCCCATCGGGACCAAGTGGCCCATCGGGACCAAGTGGACCGCAAGGACCTCAGGGGCCGCAAGGGCCAAGTGGACCAAGTGGAGTACAGGGACCACAAGGACCAATCGGTGTTCCTGGGAATCAGGGAAATCCTGGGAATCAGGGACCAAGTGGCCCTCAAGGATCACGCGGTAATCAAGGTCCTCAAGGACCTGTGTCTACATTACTCACAAACATTGCCGGTGGTTCTACAGGTAGCATTCCTTATCAAACAGCACCTAATACTACAGGATTCATTGGAATAGGTCCTACCGGGTATCTATTGCAAAGTAATGGAACTACTGCTACTTGGGTCAGTACATCTACTATTGTTCCTGATAATGCAGGTCAAGCAATTAAAGTATTAATTAGTGATCTTAGCAATACTACTACAGTTTATTATCCTACATTAGCAGCAGGACCAGGATCTTATCTAACTCCGGGTGTTGACAGTAATTTAAGTTACCTAGCCAGCACAGGTGCATTATCTGTTCCTAAAGTACTCGTTACTACAACTACAAATGCTGTATCAACTACTACAGGAGCAGCCGTAGTTTCAGGTGGATTAGGTGTTGCCAAGGACATTTACTTTGGCGGCAAACTTTATCAAAATGGTGTAGAATTCACAGGATCAGGTCCATCAGGACCACAAGGACCAAGCGGTCCATCTGGACCATCAGGGCCGCGTGGGCCACAAGGTCCTCAAGGCCCGCAAGGACCATCAGGTCCATCAGGTCCTCAAGGGAATCAAGGAAATCAAGGAGCACAAGGACCACAAGGTCCGCAGGGACCTCAGGGACCAAGTGGCCCAGTAGGTGCAGCATTAGTAGTTAAAGGCACTAGAGCCAATGTATCTGATCTAAACTCCATTGTTAACCCGCAAATTAATGATGGATACATTATATCTAGCAACGGTCACTTGTATGTTTACGACGGAAGTGGCTGGACTGACGTAGGGCCGTTTGTTGGACCACAAGGAGTTCAGGGACCAAGTGGCCCGTCAGGTGCTCAAGGCCCACAGGGACCACAAGGGCCAAGTGGCCCGCAAGGACCAAGTGGACCGCGAGGAAATCAAGGTACTGCGGGTGTTGACAGTAATATGTCAGGGCCAAGTGGACCGCAAGGACCTCAGGGACCGCAAGGACCTCAGGGACCAATAGGTAATCAAGGACCAAGTGGCCCGCAAGGACCTCAGGGACCGCAAGGACCTATTGGACAGTTTGTTATTGTTAGAGGTACAATTGGTAATACATCAGAATTAGCTGGCTATGCGGCCGGAGCACAAGTAGGTGATGCTTATCAATTAACAACTAATAATCATATATGGTATTGGAACGGAGTTTCATGGATTGACCTCGGAACTGTTATGGGTCCGCAGGGTGTACAAGGCCCACAAGGACCTACTGGCTCACAAGGACCTCAAGGTCCACAAGGACCAAGCGGTGCAGGAAGTACTGTGTCGGGCCCGCAAGGACCAAGTGGCGCACAAGGACCTCAAGGTCCACAAGGACCGAGCGGAGCAGCCAGTGCAATAAGTGGTCCGCAAGGACCAAGTGGCGCACAAGGACCTCAAGGTCCAAGTGGACCATCGGGTCCACAAGGACCTACAAATAACACTCCAAGTACTGTATCTGGACCATCGGGTCCACAAGGACCGAGTGGACCACAGGGTCCTGGAAGTAATGCAGCTGGTCCAAGTGGTCCATCAGGACCATCAGGACCTACAAATAACACTCCAAGTACTGTATCTGGTCCGAGCGGACCTTCGGGTGCAGGAGCACAAGGACCAAGTGGTCCAAGTGGTCCAAACGGCAACCAAGGAAGTCAAGGTCCAAGTGGTCCAGGTAGCAATACATCAGGACCAAGTGGACCTCAAGGTCCGAGTGGCGCACAAGGACCATCAGGGCCTGGAAGTAATGCAGCCGGTAATCCAGGTAATCAAGGTAATCCAGGTAATCAAGGTAATCCAGGCAGTCAAGGTCCAAGTGGACCATCAGGTCCTCAAGGAAATCAAGGTCCAAGTGGACCATCAGGTCCTCAAGGAAATCAAGGTAACCAAGGGAATCAAGGTAACCAAGGGAATCAAGGAAGTCAAGGGCCGAGCGGTCCATCAGGTCCTGCAAGTAATGCAGCCAGTAATCAACCTAGTAATGTAAGTGGTCCAAGCGGTCCATCAGGTCCGGGCGGTATTGCTAGCATAACTGTTAGCGGTAATAACGGTGTTCAGGGCAGTTTTTCTGGTAGTACTCTTAGCCTGTCAATGACACAAAACTTGACAACGGGCGGTTCACCACAGTTTGTAGACGTTACTATAACATCAGACGAACGAACAAAGACTAACATTAGAACTATTGAAAATGCCCTAGATAAACTTCTAAAATTACGAGGTGTATTGTTTACTCGTATCGACGACGGCGTGGACAGTACAGGTGTTATTGCGCAGGAATTATTATCTGTTCTACCTGAAGCTGTGAGATTAAACGAAAACGGATTATATTCTGTTGCCTACGGTAACATTATCGGTCTAGTAATTGAAGCAATTAAAGAGCTTAAAACAGAAATAGACGAAATTAAGAAAAAATTACCTTAATGTTTACCAGGTTAAATATTAGGGAGAACGGAGTTATACAGTGACAACCAACGCAACAACAGCTATTAGTTCAGCTACAAATTATTTGGCTAAGATCAATGATCTAAGCACATTCCCTATACCCGGTGTAGACAATGATTCACAGGGCTTTAGAGATCAATGGGCAAATATTCACGGAGCAATTAAAGCAGTAAATGAAGGAGTTAAAGATCTTAATATTAATGCAATTAAGACCAACGAAACTACATCCTTTTATGGTAACACGATTAAAGATGTAAACTTAGAAAACAGCTCTGTTACCTTAGTCGAATTGCCACTACAAACAGAAGATATCATCATTGACTATGCCGCAGGTGGATATCAGGCAATGTCTATTACTGCCGGCTTACATAATCTAAATGTAATTAACTGGCCGGGAGCATCATCCGGAAATTCAGGAAGATTAACGTTAGTTGTAACGCCCGATGATGTTATTGATACTAGTATTAATTTTTCCAATGACAAGTTTAGATCATTAGACTCTACGTCAACTGGTTCTAGTGTGATATATAACCTGTATCCAGGTACCAATATGTTTGAACTATGGAGTGAAGAATCCGTTTCAAACAGAGATCCACGATACTTTGTTAAACAAGTCGGATACAATGCATCGACATCAACTAATTGGAATAAGATAGGTGCTAATACTTATAGCACAAGTACAACTGCAGAAACTATAGTATCATCAAACGGACAATTAGGGTCAATTGCGTTAGTTCCTAACGTAGTTGTTAAGACATATAATCAAAGTCCAGACTTTGGTTCTTATGCATTCAAAGTTAATTCAACTACTGGGATTTCTAACGGTGCATTAATTTACATAGGTTCTACATCTACAAAATATGTAGTAGGAGCATTGAACACAGTAACTAACTATGTTACCCCTACAGCAGCATTGCCTTATAGTTCTATGACACTTGGTGATCAAATTACTTTTGTTAATCCAACATTCACAGGACAAAATCTAGCTCTTAATCTTACAAGTACATTACCAACAGCTACAACATCTTCTACCCGAGAACTTAAAGGTCAAGTTTATGCAAATACTAGTACTGCATTTATTATCTTTGCAGATGCAGATGCCGGACTAATTAATAAAATACAGATCAGTGGTGACAACTCCGGTAACCCACGTGCTCTAGGTTCAAGCACTGCAACTACACAACCAGTTGGTACAACTTCTACAGTGGTTGCCACAGCAGAATTTGTTTATAATTTTGTCAATAGCAGTACAACGTTTGTTGCTCGTGCCACAACTGCAAGTTATGCTACTACTGCAACCTATGCTGTTAATGCAGTCTATGCTACCACTGCATCCTCAATGGTTTTAGGTACAAACGGATTTGGAGCAAGAACAGTTTCATACAGCGCACCGACAGGTGGTGTTGATGGCGACATTTGGTATCAAATTATCTAATGCAAAACTCATATGTTCACCAAGCTGGCCAATGGCACCTAACTAAAAATACCTATGCCCACCAAGCTGGCCAATGGCATTTGGTCAAAAATGCATACGTGCATCATAACGGTCAATGGCATCTTACACAAAGTGCTGGTTCAAATTTAGATCAAGAATATAACTACGCTGGAGATTTTACCTATACGGTACCAGACGGTGTTTATAATCTACAATTAACATATCCCACTCCTGCTGGAATGAATACTTTTGGTATTCCAAATGTAACACCAGGTCAAGAAATCGCTGTTAAAATTGGCGAATACGGAAGTACAAGTTCTGTATATGTAAACACTTCGACTAGCTATACCTTGCCAGCATTTGATACAACTGTTATTACAGTCGGCTCATTGATTGACGGTTGGTTAGTTGTAGATTATTCTGCTGCTACTCCAACTGGAGTTGGAGTAACTAACGCCAGTACCAACGAAGGAGTCTCCGTTGCGGCAGATGGTGTTAATGCATTGTATAAAGTAAAATATCAAGGTTATCACGGAGACATTGGTGCAACGGTTACAATGTCTCCTGTAAAATCTGAAGTAATAACTAATTGGCCTAGAGCTAGAGTAGTTGAAAAAGCATGGTCTGGTAGAAATCTTACTCATTCTTATACTCCGTTAACAATAAAGGACGGGTTTTATACATCCGAATTCCGACAAAATGATGATCCTGAAAGAGGAGAAGGATACTATGCATTTAGTTTTAATCTTCAACAAATCTTAAAATTAACAATTTCTCCAACTGGCACAGGCACAGTTGGAGGAAACTCTATTACTATTAGCCCTTCTACTATCGGCAATGCTGTTGTCGGAGTAGTATATACCCTGCAATTTTCTGCGAGTGGTGGTAACGGTGTATACTCTTGGTCATCTTCTGGTATAGGTTCTAGCTTAAATAGCTCAACTGGATTCTTAAGCTATAATCCGTCAACTGTCGGAACCTTACCGTTTACTATTACTGCAACAGATACAGCAGGGCATAGCTCAACTTCATCGTATACATTAAACGTTCTATCTAGCGGAACAGGGAATACTAGCGTATTGTCAATTAATCCTACATCATTGCCTGACGGAGTAGTTGGATCATCATACAATCAAACTATTACAGTATCCGGCGGAACTTCTCCTTACAGTTGGAATGTCAGCGGATATCAATCAGTTAGTGGAATATCTATCAATGCAGGCAACACATTAATTGTATCAGGAACGCCAACTGCATCAGGAAGTGTTATAATCCCTTATTCTATTACAGATAGTAGCGATGGCGGAGTATTAACAAAGACAGGAAGTCTATCATTCCAGGTTGCGGCAACAAGTTTACCACCTAGCGGAATAACTATTAGTCCATCATCAGGGCCGCGCACTGGCGGAACTACCGTTATTATCTCCGGCTCAAACTTTACAGGTGCTACTGCGGCACAAATTGGCGGTGTACCTGTAACAGGTTTTGCTGTACTTAATAGCACAAGTATTCAAGGAACAACTGCTGCCGCAAGCTCAGGCACAGTAAATGTTGTAGTATACAATGCCGCAGGATCAGGAACTGGAACTAGCATATTCAATTATATATAAATTAACTTATGTATCATCCGTTATTAGACGACCCTAGCAAATTAAAAGATCAAGATCTAGAAAATAAAATTCTAGATCTTAGTCGCAAATATCATATTGCTGCTCGCATGGGTCAAGGTGGGGCTGCACAACAAATTGTAGTAGCATTAGATACATATAGAACCGAACAACATCGTAGACAGATGGAAAATTCACAAACGATGTTGAAAAAACAAAACAAAGGCTTGGACGATTTAATTAATGTTGACTGACGCAGATCAAGTAGTATGGCCCACAGAATTTAGCTGTACCTTAGTAACCGATAACTTAATCCTTTCAAATCTTTACAACATTACTATTGCTGTTGAACCAATTGGACAGATCAATAATATAGGGTTGGGATTTAGAAAAATAAGACAGTTTGTAGACGAGTATTTGGAAAATAGTATTGTTATATGTTCCAAACATCCGCTATTACCATCTCTAAAAGAAATGGAAACAAACATAGTACATTTACCAGATGATCCGTATGACTTCTATGTTGGGTGTGTATTGTTTGCTAAATTCTTAAAAATTACAGAAAAATATTTCCATATTAGTCACTTTACTATTGACAGTCTAGTAGGCGATCGTGTACAGTATAGTATATCACATCCGGCAGAATCCGGATTAGATTTACAAGGCGATCATTGGTGGAATACAGATTCAGTGAATACAGGCTCAGGCGACACAACGTCATGGGAAGATTTGAACATCAGCGATGGTCCTCGTTTCGAACCGAGAATTATCAAAGGTGGTCTAAGTGAAACTTAACCAATACAGTCAAGTAGAAGTAACTGAGCAAGAAGCATTTTCCGCACTATACAATCAAAAGATTGACACATTAGAAAATGTGTATATTGACAGTGACAGTGTCATTGAGCAATATAATAATGCTCGCAGACTTAATGCAGACAGACTGCCCGACCTTGAAAAACTAGAAATAGATCCAAATGTAGATCTAAAATCGTTTGACAAATATAATCAATCTAATTGGTTTATGCCCAACGACTATTGTCCAAATTTAGTAGAAATGCTTTATGGGATGTGCAGTACTAAAGAACAGACTAATAGAGTAAGTGAAGAACTAGAATTGTTTATCCAACATAATATGATGGACCTATTGTATTACCTTAAATACTTGGTAGATACGATGCGAGAAAACAACATTGTATGGGGTGTAGGTCGAGGTAGTAGCGTAGCCAGTTATGTGCTATACTTGTTAGGCGTACATAAAGTTGACTCAATTAAATATGAGTTAGATATAAAAGAATTTTTGAAATAGGAGACTATAATGTCATACAAAACAATGCAGGGCAAAGTCGTAGATATGGAAAAACTAATGCGACAAAACGAATTGATGCCGGCAATCGGCAACATGAATGTCAACGCACGTGGTGACGAATTAGGCACCGGTGGTAAAATTATTCGCAGGCGTGAAGATATTGTAGCAGATTATTATGAAGATAATCCAAATGCAAAGCCCATGGTAGTCACTGAAGTAGTTGAAGAAGAAATAATTGTTCCAGAATCTGTTGTAGTAACACCTGCTCCAGCGGTTACTACAAAATCTAATAAGAAATCCGAGGAATAAATGAAACCAGTAGAAGGCACATTACGTCCATTGGACAACAAAGTTTTAGTTCATGAGATGGAATTTGGAATAGAAAAATCAGTAGGTGGAATTTTTCTACCCTCCGATGACGGTAAAAGCACAGGCATTCATCCACGCTGGGCCAAGGTATATGCAATTGGGCCAAACCAAATAGATGTAAAAGTAGGAGAATGGATCTTACTTGAACACGGTCGTTGGAGTCGCGGTATTAACTATCGAACACCGGAAGGCAACGACATTGTTATCCGACTTGCCGATCTAAATGCTATTCTAATGTCAGCAGATGAAAAACCAAGTGGCGCACAGCGTAACCACGCTGTTGGGGCTGGATCAAACTTTAACTTTAACATCCCAGGTTAATTAACACTTGGCAATCAAGGGTCTTGACAGACCCTTGTTTTGTCTCTATAATTAGTACATGGGATTTAAAAAATCATGGGATGTTGCAGACATCGCTAAACAAATTAATTGTGCCGTCTATGAGTGCAGTGATCCTCGTAATGACGGATTTACCAGCTTTTATACCAAACAAGATTTGTATAGGATAAAATGGATTTTAGATGATGCTTTAAAAAGGTGCCCTACATTCTCAGGCGAGGATGAGTGGTTACGAGAGCAAGAAAAGAAAAAAGTTATAAAAATTCTCAAAAATGATATTTAATAAAATAAAAGAGCTCAAAGAGCAAGGATTAACAGTAGGGTTTACCTGTTCAACGTTTGACCTACTTCACGCAGGGCATATTGCTATGCTAGCAGAAGCCAAGAATCATTGTGATTACTTAATTTGCGGATTACAAACTGATCCAACTATTGATCGTCCGGATACTAAAAATAAACCTGTTCAGACAATAGTTGAACGACAAATTACTCTAGGTGCTTGCCGATATGTTGACGAAATTGTAGTCTATAGCACTGAGCAAGATTTGATTGATTTAATCTTGACATTACCCCTAGATGTGCGTATACTAGGAGTTGAGTACGAAGATACAAATTTCACAGGTCGTAATGAAGGCGCCGGTCGAGGTATGGTACATGTATTCAATCATCGAGATCATTCATTTAGTAGTAGTAGTCTCCGTAAACGTGTAGCAGAATCAGAAAGGAATAAACAATGAAAAACTTTGTAGTTAAAGAAGATCAAGCATTTCGACTCCGTGTTAAGTCTTGGAAATGCCTTAGCCCATCAAATTTAAATTCTGTTGAATTTATACAAGAATCTAAAAATAAAGAAGGTGATGTTGATTTTTCATCAACTTATAATTTCTTTATGACTGATGAAGAAATGCGTACACTAGCCAAAGGGTTATCTGAATGAGATGGCTTAAGCGACGACTTCGCGACTGGTTAAACAGAGATGACGACGTTGAATATGTTAGTTCTAAACTTGGCGGGAACTCAGTTGTTAGCGCAAGAGACAGTCACGAACTAGACGGTGAACCATTACGTTTTAACATTTTTAGAGCCAACGGTGGTACTGTGGTACAAACTCATATGTACGATAGACAGAAAGATCGCAGTTTTCAACAACTACACATTGTTGGGCATGATCAAGACCTTGGTGAATGTTTGGGTAAAATTATTACCTTGGAGAGTCTGCGTGGATAAATGTAAGACTTGCAATAAAGAATATAGTCCAGACTGTGATTACAATCAAGGACGGTGCCCGCATCATTCTCCTATGCTAAACATCCAGCCTAAGGACACAAGCAAAGGGCATTTTTATGTCAGTGTTGTAAAAAGTGCTGTACGAATTTCCGCAGGGGCTGCACTTATTATGGCAGGATTATCTCTAGTAGGTTGGTTGTTAATCCTAGCAGAAATATTAGGAATTTTAGAGGAAGTAGTATAATGAAAACAATTTACAAGTATCAGTTAGATGTAACAGGTACACAACTTATAAAAATGCCTGTTGGGGCAGATCCGTTTACCGCAGAGTTTCAAGGAAATCTACTTTGCATCTGGGCGGCTGTAAACTCTGAGGAAGAAGAAGTCGAAGATCGTGAATTTAGAATCTTCGGAACTGGCGAACCACTTGACATGACAGGTGGAGTATTTAGATTCCTTAATACTGTACATCACGAATCAGGTGTCTGGCACATCTTTACAAGGGTTCCAAATAATGGCTAAAGAACTATGGGTTGAAAAATATCGACCTAAAACAATTGAAGATTATGTGTTTAAGGACGAGTCTCAAAAACGTCAGGTCAAGGCTTGGATTAAAGAAAGCAGTATTCCACATTTGTTGTTTAGTGGCAGTGCAGGTATTGGTAAGACAACGCTGGCAAAGGTGTTGTTACACGAACTAGGTATCGAAGACTACGATGTGTTAGAAATGAACGCATCTAGAGAAAATCGTATTGACGACATGCGAGATAAGATTACAAACTTTGTACAAATGATTCCATTTGGTCCATTTAAGGTTGTGCTCTTAGACGAAGCCGATTATCTAACCCCTGCATCGCAGGCTATCTTGCGTGGATTAATGGAAACGTACTCTAGCACAAGTAGATTCATTCTAACTTGTAACTATCGTAACAAAATTATTCCTGCTATTCACAGTCGGTGCCAAGGTTACCATGTTGAGAAAACTGACCAAGTAGAATTTACTGCTCGTGTAGCAACTATTTTGCTTACAGAAAATATTGATTTTGATATGGATACACTTGACACTTATGTCAAACTAACATATCCAGATTTGCGTAAATGTATTAATCAAGTACAACAAAACATTACAGAAGATAAAAAACTTGCCACTCCTACAGCTGGAGACAGTGCTGCCGCTGATTATAAGATTGATATGGTTGAATTGTTTAAGAAGGGCAAGATCAAAGAAGCACGTACATTATTGTGCGGTCGAGTGCGTCCAGAAGAGATTGAAGACATCTATACATGGATGTATCAGAATTTAGATTTGTTTGGTCAAAGCGAAGAACAAAAAGATTCAGCATTACTTGTAATTAAACAAGGATTAGTAGATCATACATTGATTGCAGATCCTGAGATAAATCTTGCAGCCACACTTGTAAAATTAGCTCGCTTACAATAACAAGAAACCGCATAGTCGTTTGCAGATCGATTACTATGCGGTTTTCTGTTGAATTGAGTTTGGGGTTACTCGATAGAATCTTCCTTATATATTTTTAAGATTTCTTTAACTACAGGGTGACGTTCCACATCTCTAATTTCAAACTGTGCCATAGCAATCATCCGATACTCACCTCCTCGGCCGAATAAACTGCAAAATTCTAGCAACCCGTTCTCACGTGGTCTGTCTGCTTGATTTAAGTCTCCTGTAACTACCATTCTAGAATTATCTCCTAGTCGTGTTAACAACATTTTCATCTGTGACGGTGTGGCGTTCTGCATTTCGTCTGCAACAACAAAAGCATTCTTGAACGTGCGGCCCCTCATATAGGCCAATGGTGATATTTCAATCACTCCATCCTCTAGCATTTCCGCTATTTCTTTTGGATGGTAATATTCTTCAAATACGTCAAATATAGGTCTTGTCCAAGGAGCCATCTTGGCATTAAGGTCTCCTGGTAAGAACCCATGTTCTTCATCTACGCTGACAGCTGGTCGTGTAACAATAATTTTATTGATCACCCCCTCTTTGAACAGTTTTATAGCCATCTGTACAGCCAACATAGTTTTACCCGTACCCGCAGGTCCTATGGCAAAAACAATGTATTTCTTGGGATTTTTTAGCAATTCAAGATAATTTTCCTGCGATAAGTTCCGTGGAACAATCGTGACTTGCTGCTTTCTTTTCAAATATGGCTTGATCTGGATCAAGTTATTTGTTTCAGTTACAAAACGAGGATCTCGCTGTGACTGATTTTTTTCGTGTCTTCTAGCTCTAGGCAATTGTACCTCCCTATGAATGAAGATCGATCTGCATAGATATTTACATCCGAACTTCAAAAGTATGCTCAAATACACCAAAAATGGATCCAATAAATTAATAGATTTTAGAAGTTATCTCGGTATAAATATACAATAACGGAAACCACCATGCACGATATTGTTGATGTAATTAAAAACCTACAAACTCTCAGCGAGAATAATAGTGCGTTCAAAGTATTAAAAGACTTCGAGCGTGTTATCGACGAATTAGATATCTATGTATTTAAAAACTGGGAAGAAGGTGAATTAATTGCAGGCCCTGAAGTTTCTAGATACGGTGTTAAATGTACATTCATGTGGGACGACCAAGAAATGCCTGATCCCGAAGGTGCAAAGCGTTTATTTGGCTACGGATGCCAAGTAGTTTATAAAAAGGAAGATATCTTACTTCCTAGAAAAATTAAAGAACCAGGCGATTTCCGCCCAGGTACCAAAAAAGGCAAAATTGATGCACATCCTATTTGGACTGTAGAAATTACTATGCCTAAGAAACTAATGCAAGATGTCTACATTGGCAAAGAAAATCGTGATCATAATCAGCATGTTGAGATGATGCGTTATAGCAACACTGAAGACCTAGAAGCCAACGAAGTAGCACAAGAGGAACCACAGAATGTCGAACAACCAACACAATAACATCTTAACAGAAGGATTACGCTACGGTGATCTAAAAGAATTAGTTAGTGATATATTCACTGTAGATCAATATCGCAGTAAGATGGGCGAGGATGCAGACATTGTAGTTTTAGGATTCCGTGTTAAAGAAAAATATCCCGCAACTGACTTAATGGAATTTATTGAAAAAGGTTATCCTTTTATTCTTGATGCTGATATGAGCGCGGGTGAAGAACACGATGGTCAATATCAAGTGTTTGTTGAAATGGAACGTACTCCGGAACTTCCTTATCAAATGAAAGACCTGTTAAGCGGAGTTAGTCATTTGTGTGGATTTAGAGACTGGCGTTTCAGATACCAAAAAAATCCTAACAGTGTAGAATTCAACGAAGAAGCTGTACTAGAAAACATTCCTACAACTCCTGCAGAATACGCTGCTAAGATCACAGAAATTAAATCAATTGATGTTAAAGGTTTTTTTGATCAAGGTGCTGTTGATGTAGAGCTTGCAGAGAATAACACAATAACATTTAGCAGACCGTATGCTGGTCCTATTCAAGCAAAATTCATTGCAATTGGTGAATACGACGATGTTAAAAATACAGTTCCTGGAAGACTATCTTTAGATGAAAGTAGTCAAAGTCAAGTACTGTTCTTAAATAAGTATATCGGTAACTACGATATCAATAAAATTGGAAATAAGTTTTTAATTAGGAACGGCAAACAAGCTGTAGTCATAGAAAAAGATAGGTGGTAATATGTGGCAACTTACATGGATACTTTCGTTCCTTCCGGACTGGTTCTGGACGTTATTATTTTTTGCAGGTATAGGGTCAATTGGGTTATCATACATTTTAAAACCTTACAAATTGCTATTACAAATAGGTGGAGCAGTTGCTCTAGTTATTAGTGTTTGGTTCTTAGGTGCTGCCAGCAATGAAGAAAAATGGCAGGTGCGTGTTAAAGAACTAGAAGCTAAATTAGCAATTGCTGACGAAAAAAGCAAAGAAGAGAATGTAAAAATTGAAGAAAAAATAATCACCAAAACTAAAGTGATTAAGGAAAAGGGCGAGGAAATTATCAAGTACATTGATAGAAACACCGAAATTACAAAATTTGTAGAAATTTGCCCGTTGCCTAAAGAAGCAATTGAAATTCATAATGCGGCAGCGCAAATGAACAAGGCGGCTGGAGGAGATAAGAAATGAAAAAAATTATCCTTGTACTAACTGTGTTCCTAGCTGCATGTTCTACAACAGTTCCTGTTAAACAAAAATTCCCAGAAGCGCCTAGTAAGTTAATGTTTAAATGTCCAGACTTAGATATGGTAGCAAACGATACAACTTCGTTAGCAGATTTGCTAAAAGTTGTGGTTAAAAACTATTCTACATATTATCAATGTGTTATTGTCGCAGAAGGATGGCAAGAATGGTATCAAATACAAAAAATTATTTCAGAGGAAGCTAATAAGTAATGTCAGATTTTATTTTATCAAGAGAGCAACTGGCTCAACTATTACCAGGTAATCCATACTTAGATCATTGGTATCATGCCTTAGAGCAAGCATTACCAGACTACGATATTAACACCCCGCATCGTGTAGCAGCCTTTATTGCTCAATGCTCTCATGAAAGTGGTGGCTTTAGAGCGTTAAAAGAAAACTTAAATTATCGTGCTGTAACATTACGCAAGGTATTTCCTAAGTATTTCCCCAATGACGATCTTGCTAATCAATACGCACAAAAGCCGGAGATGATTGCCAATCGTGTCTATGGCGGACGAATGGGCAATGGACCAGAAGCCAGCGGTGACGGATTCCGTTATTGCGGTCGTGGACTAATTCAATTAACAGGCAAACAAAATTATCAGAATTTTGCTGACAGTATTGAAACACCTGTAGAAGATATTCCAGAATTCCTAGCAACATTTGAAGGTGCTGTACAAAGTGCTTGCTGGTTTTGGGAAGCTAACAATTTAAATCAGTGGGCCGACAAAAGCGATATCCTAACATTAACCAAACGTATCAACGGTGGTACAATTGGATTAGACGATCGCATCAAGCATTATGAACATGCCTTGCACGTATTAGGTACTCACTAATGAAACATCTTTTATTAATAGCGGTAATAGCACTGAGTGGATGTTCTACTATTAAAGAATACTGGCCAAGACCCCACGATCCAGTAATGTTCAATCAACTTGTAGCAGTTGACCTTTCCGTGGAAAAACAAGATTGTGAAAAACCAACATGGTCCGAAATACATCCTATTACAGAACAACTAGCAAAGTACACAGAGTGGCGACAAGATCCACAGTCTACTAATCTTAGAGGATTAGAAAAGCATATAGAACGCATGAGTAAAGGTGGTTCGAAAACTTTCTGCGAACTAGGAAAGAAGACCGCAAAACAAAGAATAGACGCAGCCAAGTCTGCATGGGAGGGTAGATAATGCATCCGTTAGAACAAGAAATTCAAAGTATCACTGAACAATGCCAAATGGGCAATATTAGTTTAGATGAAAGAAATTATCTACTTCAAGAGATTAGAGATATTCGTGCTGCTCAAGAATGTGCAGGCAATGAAGTTTTATTTAGATATGTCGTACAAGCATGTAACATTGCAATGGCCGTAGTTTAATAAGGAGCAAAATAAATGGCACTAATAGATTCAGTACTAAATTTAGTAACTAAACAAGCAAAAGATCCGGATGCACCTAAGCCACCGGCAGGTTCACGTTCAGAGCGTGAAGCAAAATTAAAAGACAAAGCAGGTATGGTTATTTCCGTATTCGCATTGTTGCTGGCAGTCAACGCATGGTATGGTGGCAAATTGTCCAGCACAGTATTAAACAACACACTAGGTGCTAATAACACTTGGGCACAGTATCAAGCCAAAGCAGGTCGCGGTGTTACATATGAAATTGCCGCAAAGACAACAGCTGATCCAAAACTAAAAGCAGAATTCCAAGCTGAGAAAGAGCGCATGGATTCTGACAAGAAAGAAATTGCTGTTAAAGCAAGAGAAATGGAGGCTGCCCGCGAAGAGGCTAAAAAATCCAGCCCTTGGATTGGATATGCAAGCACTGCCTATCAATTAGCCATTGTTGTACTATCAGCAAGTATTTTAGCAGTTAGTGTAGCCATGTTCTGGGGCAGTTTTGTAGTTGCTGGCGTCGGAATACTATTAAGTCTAAACGGCTTATACCTTTGGTTCTAACATAACAAACACTAGGAGCGACAAATGGCAGAAGAAGTAAAAAGCGCAAGCGAATCAAAAAAAGAAGATTGGATGAACAGTAAATGGCGTCCAATGATGGGTTGGATGTACATGTTAGTATGTACCATGGACATGATTGTATTTCCAATCTTATGGAGTCTATTACAGACCTTCACTCATACTAATATCACGCAATGGAATCCTTTAACACTTCAAGGTGCAGGACTATTCCATATTGCTATGGGTGCTGTATTAGGTATTGCGGCATTTGGTCGTACTCAAGAAAAACTAGGAGGAGCCAACAATGGCGGACTACAAACACCAGCAACAGGATTTCAGAGCGGGTCAGCAACATTTGGCCAACCGTCAGCAGGAGGATTCGGCAACCCCGGCGGTTTTAATTCACCAGCACCAGCACCAACAGGCTTTGGTAGCAATTCAGGATTTGGAGCGCCAGCGGGTGGGCCAGTTAATTCAACACCAAGCTGGGGGACAACTCCAATCTCAACAGGACCAGCAGTCGTAACAGGATTTGGCGGTAAGCCGGCTCCTGCCCAAGAACCACAACCATTATTATAAGGAATTAAAATTATGAAAAATATTATATTTGTAGCAGGCCTATGTTTACTTTTATCCGGTCCAGCAATTGCTGAAGCAGAAATAAAAGAAGTTTGCCACGATAAAGTAGACAAAGCTGGTAAACCAGTTTTGGATAAAGATGGTAAAGCAAAACAAGATTGCAAGAAAATTAAGGTACATAAAAAGTTAGAGGGCACAGAAGTTCCGCCAGCTAAGAAATAAAATTCTTGACATTGCCCAAAAGGTATAGTATAATTTACTATACCTTTTTTCAATTATGACAGACTTTTATCAAACATTAGGCGTTAATCGAGGCGCTACACCAGACGAAATTAAACGGGCCTATCGAAAGATGGCGGCAAACCATCATCCGGATAGAGGTGGTGATACAGCTAAATTTCAAGAAGTTGAAGAAGCATATCGCACACTCAGTGATCCGCAAAAACGACAACAATACGATAATCCCATGCCTCAAGGATTCCAGCAATTCGGAGGAGGAATGCCCCCGGGCTTTGAAGATATATTCAATGCTTTTGGAGGAGGACCATTTGGAGATATGTTTGGAGGGCGTAGACAACAACGCAACCGAACATTGAATATGCGAACCGACATCTCTTTAGAAGAAGCGTTCAGTGGCAAGGACCTAATGGCAAATATTGTATTACCCAGCGGTAAAGAACAGTTAATTGATGTTAAAATTCCTGCAGGTGTGCAAGACGGAACAACTCTGCGATTAGCTAGCATGGGCGATGATAGTATTCCAAATATACCCCGAGGTGATATTCATCTTAGTGTTCATATATATCCGCACCCAATATTCACTCGACAAGGTGACGATTTAATTAGGTCTATAGATGTTAGCTGTATCGATGCAATGATAGGTAAAACTATTACCGTAGATACAATAGATGGCAAGACTTTAGAAATAGAAGTTAAGCCGGGAACACAACCAGGACAAATGTTGGCAGCAAATGGTTACGGTATGCCACATATTAGCGATCATCGTTTTAAAGGTCGTATGTTAATTCAACTTAACATAACAGTACCAACATTAAACGAGTATCAACGTGATATTATTAAACAACTTTTCTCTTAAATAATATGTTACACATACATAAATTTCCTTCTCCGTTATTAAGAGAACAATTACCCGAATTTGATTTTTCTAATCCTAGTCTAGATCCAGTACAGTTAGAAAAAGATATGATCAAAACAATGCTGGCACATGACGGCATTGGACTTGCCGCAAATCAAGTCGGAATCCCTGCTCGTATGTTTGTTATGGGACACAGAGACTACCCCGATGCCGCACAGGCATTCTTCAATCCAATGGTTGTTGCTACTGTAGATATAGTAGAAGATGTGGAGGAAGGATGTTTGAGTTTCCCCGGCATTTATGTTAATATAAAGCGTCCTAAGAAAATACTTGCTCGCTGGCAAAACTCCAAGGGTGAGTGGCAAGAAAGTGAATTTGACGGATATAATTGCAAATGCTTCTTACATGAATTAGATCATTTAGAAGGTATTGTATTCCAAGATCGTGTTAGTACCCTTAAATGGGCACTGGCAGTTAAGAAAACACAAAAAAGGAAATATCGTTAATGTTAGAACCAAATAAAGACCTAGAAGAAATCTTTGAAAAGGCTGTACAAGTAGCCAGTGTGAATAGTCACGAGTACGTTACACTAGAACATTTTTTATTCAGTATGCTGAATAACGAATCGTTTGTAAAACTACTAACTTCTTTCGGAACAGATGTCAAGGTCTTAAAAGACGATGTCGAACAATATATTTCTAATGAACTAAAAGAAATTGTCAACGCTGATACTGAAAAACCTAAAAAGACCAGCACAGTAGACCGCATGTTAAATCGTGCGTTCACACATGTATTGTTTAGTGGTCGTCAAATTATCGAACCTGCTGATTGTTTTATTAGTATGTTTGCAGAAAAAAAGAGTCATGCTAGTTACTTTGTTCGTAAAGCTAACATTGACAAAGATCAATTCATTAGTTTTATTAAGAAAGAAATTATCAAAGAAGAACAAGTTACAGATGATCCGGGTATATCTCGACAAACTGCACAACTAGAAAAGATGATTGTACAATTCTGTACTAATCTTACAGCTAAAGCAAAGAATAGAAAGATTGACCCTGTTATTGGTCGCGAAAAAGAGATTGAAGATATTCAACTAGTACTTGCTCGCCGTACAAAAGCCAATGCTATTATGATTGGTGATCCAGGTGTGGGTAAAACTGCCATCGCAGAAGGGCTTGCCCGTAAGATTGTTGAAGGTAATGTGCCTAAGTTTATTCAGGACCATACTGTTTATAGCCTAGACATTAGTGCTATGCTTGCAGGCAGCAAGTATCGTGGTGATTTTGAAGAAAGACTCAAAACTGTTATTGGGGCTATTGAGAAAAAAGGCAAGTGTATCTTGTTCATAGACGAAGCACACATGATGAATGGGGCTGGAGCAGCCAACGGTAGTAGCAACGATATGGCCAATATGCTTAAATCTGCTCTAGGTAAAGGAACAATTAAAGTTGTAGCAAGTACCACATGGGAAGAATATCGTAAACACTTTGAAAAGGATCGTGCATTAATGCGTCGATTCCAGCGTGTTACCATAGATGAGCCTAACGAAGCAACTGCTATTAAGATTATTAAAGGTCTTAAGAAGTATTACGAAAAACATCACGGTGTTAAGATCACTAATCAAGCAATTATTGACAGTGTAAAATATTCTATCAAGTATATGAGCGATAAGAAGTTGCCCGATAAAGCAATTGACTTAATCGACTGTGCCTGTGCTAGATTTAAAGTCAAAGATCAAGAAGACGGTGTTGTTGATCATGAAGAAATTTTGTTCGAAGTTAGTCGTATTGCTGGATTGCCAGTTGAACAACTAACAAATAAAGAAGGTGCTAATCTAGCAACTCTAGAAAAGAACATGAAAGCCAAGGTCTATGGTCAGGAAAAAGCCATCGAAACATTGTTGGATAAAGTGTTTATTGCACAAGCAGGTTTAAAATCACCTAACAAACCTATTGGTAGCTTCTTATTTGTAGGCCCGACGGGTGTAGGCAAAACAGAAGCTGCCAAACAACTGGCTGCAAATCTTAATACCAAACTTGTACGATTTGATATGAGTGAATTTCAAGAGAAACACAGTGTTGCCAAGTTCATCGGTGCTCCTCCGGGCTATGTAGGGTTTGACGACAATGCTGGTCAGCTGATTACCAGCTTGCAAGAAAGCCCTAACTGTGTACTATTACTAGACGAAGTTGAAAAAGCACACCCAGATGTGTTGACTATTTTATTACAATTAATGGATAACGGTTTTATCACCGGCAGTAATGGTAAGAAAGCAGATGGTCGTAATGCCATTGTTATTCTAACCAGTAACTTAGGTGCTGCCGATGCTGAAAAGAACAGCGTCGGCTTTGGCAGTTTGGAACGCGATAGCGATCCGAAAGACGCTGTTAATAAGTTCTTTGCTCCAGAATTCCGTAATCGGTTAGATGGTGTTATCAAGTTTGGCAAGTTAGATCAACAAACAATGATTAAAATTGTTAAGAAGTTTATCGACGAACTTAATGCATTAGTCAAAGATAAGAATATCCATGTTAAACCTAACACAGAAGCAGTTGAGTACTTGATCAGCAAAGGGTTTGACAGTAAGATGGGTGCTCGCCCACTGCAACGTACTATTGATGAAATGATTAAAAAGCCTCTGAGTAAAGAGATATTGTTTGGTAAGTTAATTAACGGTGGCGTAGTCGAAGTCACAGTTGCAAATAACGAGCTAAAACTTAATATCATTGATATTATGCCTATTATGAAGGTCAAAGATGAGCCGGCTGAAGCAGAAAATCAATAAGCTCTACTACGGTAAGTGGCCTTTTAAGATTGAATGTATCCTAACTAGGTCTAGTATGATTATTAGGCTTGGCGCAGAAGGCACTAGACATTGGGCAGCACAGAAAACAAACACATGGGTTAAATCCTCCGATCAGGAAAAAGCCTGTGTGATTGAATTTTTAAATGTAGTTGAACCTTATCTAGACAAGGATTTACAGATTCGTGCAGAGGGAAGTCATTTTAACTTCTTTTGCAAGGATCGTGAATTAAAAGATGCTATCGTTAAAGACATGGGCAAATGGCTCAAAGCAGTTACAGGGCCAGATAGCGACGAAGAACTAGAATTCATGCTGTCCAGTGGTAAAAAGAAAGTTATTTGTAGTAATTTTCCGTATGACAAATATAGATACAAGATAAACTTTAGACCAAACATGCCATTAGATTCTAGACCTAAGTTCTTAGAATGGGCTAAAAAATATGGCAGCAGTATATCTATTGCAGACTCTACAAGTAGATGGTTATCTGGCAGAAACGCCTATGTACAAGCACCATTTATGTATGTTGAGGATGATAAAACACTGGCCATGTTTGGTCTATTTTTAGGTAATAATGTTCGGGTTGTAGAAGAATATGTACTAAGAGAGAACCTAATAGTGGCATAAATATACTTTACTATGCCAGCACTAAGTCAAACTTTTCTTTTTACAAACACCAACGGCAACCCGTCTGTACAGGTTGTTTATCCAAACACCGCCACAACTACACTAGTATATGTCAGTGATAAAGTCAAAGGCGACGGATATTTTAGTAGCGGCGATGGCATGCATACTGTTATGTATACTGCTTCTCCTTTGTTTGTTGGTACTATGACAACCCAAGCAACCCTTGCATCTGAGCCTGTAGCTACTGACTGGTTCGATATAATAGATACAAGAGTTTCATATAGATTAATAGATAATAGGTCTACTAGCACAGTAGATTGCTTTAATTTTACAGGCAATTTTGTGTGGGTTCGTGGCAAAGTTCAAATAAATGCTGGTACTGTACAATCAGTACTAGTCAATCACTAAATTTCCGTTTGATCAACTTGTAATAAATACTCTATACGAGAGAGTATATCCTGTTCTCACGAAATCTAGGTATATTAATTATATGTTATTAAATGAATTTTTTGGAAAAACAATAGATATCAGCAAAGAGATGTCTAAAAATAGTGACGACAAAGAGATGCACGATGACCTATTTTGGTACATTCTAGATCACGATAAACTACACAAAGACTATGCCTTGCCCATTGCAAAAAAGATGAAGCATCAGAGTATGAAAGAAGAGTTAGACAAAGAACAATGTATTAAAGAATTCTTACCTATGGTTAACAAAGGTTGCATGGAATACTATCATCACAAAAAGTTAACAGGTCGTCCTGAAAAAACATTCACAGAAGAATTACGCAAAGAACTCTGCGAAAAGTTATTCAATCACTTCCGTGAAGATGTAGTCAAAGATAAGTACAAGTTAGGACGCTAACATGATACTGAGGGATATATTCAAAAAACAAATCAACGAAGGCGGTAACCTTGCCAGTCATACTGCTGCAGGTACACCTACTGTTGGATGGACCGGCGTGCCAGGCACCTATAGTGCAGGTAAAATAGATTCAAAGAACCGTGCCGCTATGCAGCCTGCGGTAAAACAACTATTAGTCGATATCAATAACTTATTCACTAAACAATACGGCAGACCAATTTGGAGTCCAGAGTTAATTGAAAAAGAAGTAGAAACATTTATTAGCGGAAGCAGTAAATGGTTTATGCAGTTGCGTCAACCAAATCCTAGATTTAATCCAAATCAGCCCGAGTCAGATACTAACCCAAAAGAGATTGGCGTCGCTGACAAAGACTTTCAACGTGTAAAGAAAAAAGTCGGCGACATTGATACACAAATTGATCGCAGATTAGAACCACAGATAGAAGAATTTGTACATAAAAACATCGGCGCTAATATTGGTAGTGCTACATTGTTAGGTACAAAAAAGGGAAGTGACCAATGGTTAGCATTATGGCAAGTACACGAACCGCCTATTACTTTACAAGTTGATTTAGAATTTAGTGATTATACCACAGATGCTAGAGGATTTGAAATTCCTACAGAATGGGCACAGGTAAGTCATGGTAGTGCTTGGGAAGATCTAGAAGTAGGTATGAAGGGTGTATTCCGTCAATGGCTGTATCGTTCATTGGCCAAAGTTGCTCCTACTGACAAATATATTGCTAAAGTAACAGGTGCCGGTAAGAAAAAGGGTGTTAGAATATTCGGAGGCGACGACGGCAAAGAGTATGTTGCAGATTTAGATAGTCCGCCACCGCCATTCCACGATGCCAATTTTAGTTTTGCTGTAGCTAGTGTAGGAGGCGGTGGGGTTCGTGCCAAATATCGCCAACCTACTCCAGAAGAAAATATTCCGTTAGAAATTAACGGTGTTCCTGTAATGGTTCCGTTGGAGCCAAAAGACAGTGAATATATCAAAGACATGAGTCTACAATTTGAGCAGTTCTTTGGTACACCTGCCGAAGGCAATCAAACTAAAATGATGGCCAGCTTTGTTGGCAGTGTAGAATTAATGAAACAATATTTTACGCCCGATCAACATCAAATTGTAGTTAATGAATTCTTAAAGATTAACTTTGGCAAAGGCGCTCAAATGATCGATGCCGATGATCCAACGACTGATTTCAAAACAAAAATGACAGCCATAGATTATCTGTTAGACCAAACAGGTATGAAGAACATGCGTAAGCAAGTTTTACAAATGGCCAAAGATTATGAAGCTGCGTTTAATGCCAAGAAGCCCGCTCAACCATTAGCAGAAGCAGAAGTTAAAGCACAGCTACGCAAAGGTATGCCACACCTTCGTGATCTAAAGGCACCTGATTTTTTAGATCTACTAGATGAAATAAGCGACGGTAATGGAAGTTTTAGATTACAGAATATTCCGTTAAATGTTAAAGTAGATGGATTTGGTGGTCGCTTCGGTAAGAACGCAGACGGCAAACCTTTTATGGGTACTAGCCGTACTGAGCCGCGCTATCAAGCAGGTTTCCTAGCATACCATAAACAAAAAGGTACAACTGATCCAGATATACTAGGTCGTGCTCAGTTGTTTGATCAACTATTCAACGAAATGATGAATGCTATTCAATTAGTAGACAGCAAACTAGGTGCGGAGTTTTTAGTTAACAAACAAGTAACCTGCGAAGTATTGTATTTGCCGTTTGCTACAGAAACTCCAGAAGGTAAATTAAAATTTGTAGGTATACAGTATGACAAATTACCAGAAGGTGTACAACTTGCGTTAGTACCATTCCGTGTCACAGATGCTGGCACAGGAGAAGACCTAGAAGATTCTAATAAGTTTATCAAAGAATTATTAAGTGTAGGTAGCAGTGGTAGTGTAATGTTTATTGATAATAGTCTTACACAAAAAGAAGGACTGGATGTTACTGAACTTATTAATCCATTGGACAACATCGAAGAATTAAAACAGATTGTCAGTGATACATCAGGCAAGCGTGATCGTGTAAGTCAACAACTTAAAAGAGAAGTTGAAGAAAAACTACAACCTATTAAGCTGTCATTAGAAAAAGCCATTATTGAAGATCCTAATATTATTGGTAAAGATATATTAGGCAAAGACTACGAAGGCATTGTTATCAATAGTCGCCTAGGTCCTATCAAAGTTACTAGCCAAGAACAGCGCGATGTTATCAGTGCTAAGAACGCTGCTATGGCCAGTGCCAGAACAGAACGCCCGAGGGGCGAAAGTAAAACAGCAGTAGTTGCTGTCGGTAGTTTAGTTGGTCACATGGGACATCAACAACTGTTTAGTGAGGCTATTGCACTGGCAAATAAAACAGGTGGTGATCCTTATTTGTTCATTGGCAATGCTGAAGGCCCGGATGATCCTATTCCTCCAGCAGTTAAAGTACAAACATGGAATAAGTTATATCCTCAATATGCTAAAAATATTTCAACAGTAGATCACGACGGCGGATCTTTACTTCAAAAGATTAAGCATGAATTGATTAATCCTCTACCAGGAAAACCTCCAAGATACGATACAGTTTGGATAGTAGTAGGTAAGGACAGAAAAGCAATGGCCGAACAGTTCCGGGCGTCGTTAATGAAAGTTAGAAAGTTTCCAGGGTACGAGCATGTTAAAATAGAAGTAGAAGTTACAGAACGAGATGAAGCGGCTGGCGGCAGCGGTATGAGTTTTACCAAAATGCGTCAAGCACTATCTCAAAGTTCTGTAGAGGTAACCAAGGGCAAATGGGTTCCTACTGAAACAGCAGAACAAAAATTTGCTTTTTGGAATAACGGATTTAACGGCGGAAATTATGGTGCTCAAAAACTTCCACCAAACTGGATTAAACATTTAATGGACATTTCGGGGAATAAGATGCAAATACAACCACCAGCACAACAACCTGCACAACAACCCGCAGTACAACAACCTGCTCCGGTAGCACAACCAGTTGCTGAAAGATTATCCACAGCATTAATTCGCCCTCGACTTACTGAGACTACTCGTACAAGTGCTGCCGCAAAATTAGGCAAGGCTTGGGATCAACAAAAACAAAAGTCCGACGCAAGTAAAGAAAGAGCTGCACAAGCAAAAGCAGAGTTTGAAAAGCAATGGGCCGAAAAACAAAAACAGCAAGGTGAATCAGCAAACGATGATCCATGGGGACCACAAGGCAACTTTGCAGGTGACACTCCGGTTAACCTAGGCGGCGCAACAGTTAAACAACTAGGAGTTGGTGATATAGTATCTTACCTAGGACGAAAAGCAAAGATTGAAGCCCAATCAAAAGATCGTAAATATTCTCGCATTACAATTTTGTCTGACTTTGGTGGTATTACTAAAGATGTACTTACTAGTGATTTGACACGAATACATCAAGGAGTGGCGGAAGAGTGGAGTCAAAAGTACAAGAGCAGTATCAATTGCAGTCATCCAAAAGGATTCTCACAAAAGGCTCACTGTGCCGGTAAAAAGAAGCACGATGAAAGCATTGACATGGAAGCAGTATGCCCAGATTGTGGTATGTGCGAAGCACACGGCAACAGTAAAATCTACGATAAGTGCTGGACAGGTTTTAGAAAAGTTCCAGGTAAAGCACGAGGCGAAGAAGGTAGTTGTAAAAAGATCAGCGAGAATAAGTATGTGCCTGTAAGCGAAGATGTACAAAACATCATGGATGCATTGATCAATAAGATTATTGTAAATGAAGCAATACAGAATAACCGTAGATGATCTAGTACAAGATAGTGCAGAAGATGCTTATCTTGCTCCGGAAGATCCTATACACGAATTAAAAGCTGCCGCTATGATGGGTGGATTAGGGGTTGCAGAGCGCCTATCAGAATATAGAGCTACACTAAGACAGCCTGTTGTAGGCAGCAATAAAGGGCAAATACAACGAGAACAAAACATTAAACCAGGCACAGATGAATGGTTTAAGTTATGGTTTGGAAAATAATAAATATAGTATCATGGAACAGCTACAACAAATTGCAAAAATTGCCTTCGCCAGTGAATTTAGTTTTGCGCTAAAAGCACAGAACTTTCACTGGAATGTAGAAGGTAAAGACTTTTACGAATATCATCAATTATTTGATGTTATCTATACAGAAGTATACGGAAGCATTGACAACTTTGCAGAAAATATTCGCAAAATAGAAACATATACTCCTGCTAGTTTATCACGGTTTAATATGTTGAGCAAGGTAGAAGACGAAACTGAAATTCTTCTTCCAGGTGCAATGATGCAAGAATTATTAATGGATAATGAAAAGATGATTATTATCCTAAAGAAAACATACGATGCCGCAGAAGCTGCCGGTAAGCATGGCTTCAGCAACTTCCTAGCAGAACGCATGGACGCACACGAAAAACACGGTTGGTTCCTACGTGCTAGTCTAAAGAGTAATTAATATGAGAGCACAAGAATTTGTTGTCGAAGGCGGGATAAAGAAGATTTCTAAAAATGTAAAGTCTTCTATGAGAAGTGTAACCACAATGCCTGCACAGAATATGAATCACGGCAGTGCTCGGTTACATTATCGTTTTGGATTGGCAATGGCAGGTGCTCCTGAATTTCCTACTAAAGCAGAAAACTGGATCGGTGGTGATCCGTTATTAGCACCTTACACAGAGGCCGAAATGGATATCATTAATTATGCTTCACAACAAGTTGGTGACGGTAGTAAGCAAGTTTGGACTAATAGTCGCAGTCAAGAAATGGACAACGTATATACTGTAAGTCCTGTAGCAAACTGGATGAAAAAATGAAACACGAATTTAAAGTTACAAAATCTAAAGAACAAACTGTTTACACATTAGAAAGCGCAACAGGTGGAAGTTCTAGTACAAGCGACATTGCAAGTATGGATAGTACACTAGGCGGTATGCAAAGACGCAACCCACCGGGCGATAACATCCTTGCACAAGAAAAGAAAGAAACTCCAAAGCCTCGTAACTTTGTTGCTAAGAACGCCAAGATGGG